TTTACAAAAAAAAAAAAATATTACCAACAACGTTAGAAAAAACAACGTTTTTTAAAAGTGATTTTCGTCTCAGTGTCACAAATTTGAAAAAGTGAAAAAACACAAAAAAAAACTTAAAACCATAATAAATCAATATGTTATTTGTATATATTTAATATAATAGCAAATTATAATAAATATATTATTTATTTATGTGACAAATAAATGTTTTTATTTTATAGTATATTAAATACATGATAAATTACATACATTATATTTGTATATATTGTTAATTCCTTAAAATTTTAATAATAAAAATTTTTTTTTATTAAAATAACTATTTGAATATATATTATTTCAACATATATATTCCTTATTTTTTTAATACTAATGCGTTTTCGTTTTTTTATTACCATTTAACGTTTTAATTAATTCGCTTAATTTTTTTTCAAGAGAATCATAGTCAATATATGTTTCCATTCTATATATAGTAGTGTTTAATGTGCATTTATTATTTTCCTTTCTATATTCTTGTATATTATTTATAATAGAATCATAATTTTTTAAAAAATGCTCTGTCATCGTAGGATGAAAGTGTGAAAATATTATATTATTATTAGTTATAACCTTGTATATAGCGTGTTGTATATTTTTATATTTTATAATAGAATTATAAGGTTTAACATTTTTATTGTTTTCTAAAATACCCGGTTCATTTAATAAAGGATTATCATTTAGTAGAGTACATAATGTTAATAAAACACTAGAAATTGTTTGACAACCAGTCCATTGATCGCCACTCCATGTATTCAATATAGAAACACATACCTTACCATTTCTATATAAATTTGGATTAAATCTAGTGCTTCCATCATTTGTCATATATTCGACTTTTGGTGGTTGAAATGGGTAATTGGGTGGAAATTTAAATTTAAATAAATAATATCCATTATGATATGGTGTACCTTCCGGTCCAATAATCATTGCGGTCCCTTTTAACATGTCATTATTATCATGTTTATAATAGATGCCATTATTTTCCAATGGATGTTTTATTATTTCTTTAACATCCAATAGCAACCTTTTAATTGCATTTTTTGAAATTTTGATTTGGCTCATTAATAATTATAAATCTGTTTTTTTAGATTATTTATTTATATATTATATCCCATATAATAGAAAGTATTCTAGGTAAAAACATATGTTTCATATTTAGCACATGATTTAAAAAAAAATTGAAAAAAAATTATATAAGGAGAATATAATAATATATAATATGAATAGCAGCACATTTGATTTGTATATTAAAAGTAAGCAAACAAATTCTATAAATAAAAAGCAATATACACATACTAAAATTGGTGATAAATCCAAAAATATATTTGGCGGATGTTTCATTATACCAGAGAATGAAAAAGATAAATTTTGGAAATTATATTTTCAACATGTATTTAAAAATGGTAAGAAGGAATATTTAACAGAGAGACAATTATTTGAAGATGGTCCAATCCTTATTGATATAGATATGCGATATGAAAATACGATTGAAACAAAACAACATACAAATGATGATGTTCTGCAATTAGTAGGTTTATATATGGAACATGTATCATCTATTTATAAAATAGATGATAAGACCGAAGTTTCTATATTTGTAATGGAAAAAAAGACCGTTAATAAATTAGAAGATATAACAAAAGATGGTATTCATATTATAATTGGTATTAAATCAGATAAGCCCGCGCAAGTATTATTAAGAAATAAAGTGCTGAAAGATATGGAAGAAATTTGGGGTCAATTACCATTAACTAATACATGGGATCAGGTCATTGACGAGGGTATTACTAAGGGTAGTGTTAATTGGCAAATCTATGGGTCAAGAAAACCCGGTTATGAAAGATATAATTTAAAATATTATTATACTGCTGAATTTTCATCGGTTGACGAAGAATGGGAATTTGAAAACATGGGAATAGAAACATTTAATATTGAGCAAAATATACAATTACTATCAGCACAATACAATAAACATATTCAATTTGACATTAATGATGATGTAATGAATGAATATGAAAATATAAAAAAACAAATGAGCAAAAAAAGAGAGAATAAAGTTAAAAAAAAGGTCAAATTAAAGGCATTCACTGATATTAATAGCATTGATTATGAATCTATTTCAAACATGAAAGAATTGGATATGGCAATAGAGAATATGTGTAACCCCGAAAATTATGGAAAAATTGGATATACATATGAATTAAAAGAAACACATGAATACACTATGATATTACCGAAAAATTATTATGGTCCGGGTTCATATACTAAGTGGATTCGTGTTGGGTGGGCATTGAAAAATACAAGTCCAATGCTATTTATTACTTGGTTAAAATTCAGTAGTCAATCCGAAGAGTTTGGTTTTGATCAAGTATCTGATATGTGGGGTAAGTGGGAAAATTTTAATAATAATAAGGATGGGTTAACAAATCGTTCAATAATGTATTGGTGTAGAAATGATGTATCGAAACAATTTAAAAAAGTGCAGGAAAGTACTGTTGATTATTATGTTGAGGAAGCCATAGAAAGGAAAGGATTGGATTATGATCTTGCTAATGTATTATTTCAATTATATAAAGATAAATATATTTGTGCTAGCTATTCGAATGGCATATGGTTTGAATATGATAAAGGTCGTTGGGTGGAAGGAGATGGGGGAGTGGAAATTAGTAAGAAAATATCCAATGAAATTTGGAAGTTATTTCTTGGAAAGTTATCTGAATTATTAGATCAATTGGCAACTAAAGTTTTAAATAACTTTGATGAATCGGTCGACACTGAACAAATTCGAAAAAAAATTCAAGCAAAACAAAATACAATTTATGATATTATGGATTCCCTTAAAAAAACACCAAAGAAAAAAAATATTATGAAACAGGCACTGGAATTGTTTTATGATAAAGACTTTTATAATAAATTGGATAAAAATGAACAGTTATTATGCTTCAATAATTATATTGTCGATTTTGAAAAAAATGAATACCGTATAGGAAAACATGATGATTATATATCATTGTGTACTGGTATTGATTATATTCCTATTGATATAGTAAAACAAAAATACATGAAAGAACATGATGAAATAATCGATTTTATCGCAAAATTATTTCCAAATGAAAATCTAAGAAAATATATGTGGGAACACCTTGCAAGTTGTTTAATTGGTACAAATGAAAATCAAACGTTTAATATTTATTGTGGTTCAGGTGCCAATGGTAAGTCAAAACTTGTTGAATTAATGTCATTAAGTCTTGGAGATTATAAAGGTATTGTACCAATAACTTTAATTACACAAAAAAGAACAAGTATAGGTTCTACTTCATCTGAAGTAGTCCAATTAAAAGGTAGAAGGTATGCTGTAATGCAAGAACCTGAAAAAAGAATGCAAATAAATGAAGGTATAATGAAAGAAATAACTGGTGGTGATGAATTACAAGGTAGAGCATTATGGAAAGAAACCATTACATTTAAACCACAATTTACACTTGCCGTTTGTACAAATACATTATTTGATATTAAAAGTAATGATGATGGTACATGGAGAAGAATTCGCGTTAGTAATTTTGAATCAAAATTCTTAAGTAAGCCATATAAAAATGAAAAAAAATTCCCAAGAGAATTATATCCATTCCAATATAAAAAAGACACTAGTATAGATAAAAAATTTAAAAAATGGGCACCAGTATTTATGTCGATGTTAGTTGAAATTGTGTATAAAACAAAAGGAAGGGTCACTGATTGTGATGAAGTGTTAATGGTTAGTAATAAATATAGAGAAAATCAAGATCACTTTTCGGGATTCATGACGGAAAAATTAAAAGAAGAGCAAGGTGCCAAAATAAAGAAAACGGAATTATCAGAATCGTTTAAAGAATGGTATATGTTAAATCATGGTAGGGGAGTACCAAAACCAAGTGAATTATTTGAAAAAATGAATCAACAATATGGTGTATATATACGTGGGGGGTGGCATAATGTTAAATTAATATACGATGAAGACTCTGACGATGAATATTAATATAAATAAAAAAAAAATTGAATTATAAATACATATTTTTTATAAATTAAAATATGTATTTTAATAATATATTCCCAAAAATAAAAACCATTTTAACACCAGTATTATATTATTTGTTCATGATATCCAGTTTATTAATAATATATAATATTGTATCATATTACCATTGTACTATTTGTACTGGTTGGAGATCAATTTTAATGGTACCAACACCATTATGTTCATATTCTTTATGGATATTGACAAATATTTCTAATATATTATATGTTACATATGGTGTATGTATAATGACCTCGTTTGCATATATTTTATCATTATTCAATATAACTAATTTAACTCCTTATCATCTAGGCAATAATTAATAAAATTTCGATGAAACGTGTAACATCTTATTTATTAATAAATAAGCAACTAATAATACTGGTATTATAATATAATTATAATTATCCATTAATCTTCTATAAAATAGAATTAAAATAGAATAAACAACTACTAATACAATAAATAATATTTTGATTATATTATTCATTTTTAATATATTTTTATTTGAAAGACCACTATAATAAGTACGTCTATCATTTGTTAAACTTTTCCCAATAGTATTTTCTTTTTCTGACTTTAATTCGTCATATTCGTCAATTTGATCTTCTAGATAAACATCGACGTTTTTATTGTAGTACTCTGAAATGTTATAGTTATTAATTATTGCATCTAACTCGGCTGTTTTATCCATTCTTTCTTTTAAATATGAAGATACTAAAGAATCTCTCTTGTCGTCATATTGCTTGTCCTTCGAATTTTGATAAAAATCCTTTCCTTTTGTGTAAACAAAATAGTTTTTTTTTGCTTGTTCCAATTCTTCTGGTGCAGACTCATTATTATTTTTTGCATCGTTGTATATTTTTTTGAGTTCATTTGCTTTTTTTTTTCTTTTGCATTCTGTACCGCAAACCACGTTTTTATGTGCATGATTTATCATATCATTAATTTTATCTAAATAAGGTGGAAATTCCATATAAATATATAATATATAATGATAATATTATTATGTATTATATTAAACCGTTTGAAAATTTTCTACATTAGTATGATGTGGTTGTATTTTATTTCCAGCTAATTTAACGGAGTCCTTTATATTAGCTGTTTTATTTAAATTTTCAATACATTTATGTTGTGATTTATCATATTTCATACCAGTAGAACAACATTCTGCTCCAATACACCCACCCATATTCAATGATCCATTTAATCCCTTATCTCTATTTGTTGGTTCAGATAAATTCAATGGTTTTTCTTGTCCCATATCATATTCGCTGAAAATCATATTACTTCTTGAATTTAAATCATATATTTTGAATATTACATATAAAATACAAGTGCTTACAATTAATATATTTAAGGTAATATACATACCATATGGTAAGAATCGAAGTTTATTTAATATTAATAAAATAAACAATGGTATGCAAAAATAGAGTATCAATTTAACAATTTTAATTTGCCCCATAACTTGTGACCCATAATAATCATTAAATTCAACTGTTCTGAGATTATGGTCCTTCGTTTTTTTAACATCATTAATTTGTTTTTTGATGACATTTATATCGTTTTCTGTCATTTCAATCATTTTCATTTGGGTATCAAGATCGTTTTTCGCATCAGTTACACCATTGTTTGTTACTGTATAAATATCTTGAAGCATTTTAAATAAATTAATTCTAGTAGTTGAAATTTCATTAATATTGTTAATTATACTATCTTGATAATGTAATTCTTCACCATTAGACATACTATTTTGTAATTGATTAAACAAATTTTTTTCTGTCTCTTGTAATTGTTTAATATTTTGTATTGTTTGTTCGTGTTGGTTTATTGGTGCAGTTTGATTATTCGAATTTGAATCCATATCTATATATTTGTAATATATAATTTTAATAATAATAAGTATTTTTTTGTACAAGTGTGACTATTAAATAGATCATAATCAATAAAATTACAATCGCCAATACATATTTTGAATTTGAACGAATGTCCATTAAATTTACATTTATTATAGTAAGAATTACAATCGCAGCTAAAACACTCCAGAATATAAGCATTGATATATTATTATTTTTATATAATTCACTCAAGTGACCCCTTTCTTTTAATGAATTTATATTACCTTGTGTTTTTTCTAAATTTAATTTATCCTTCTTTAATTTATCAATGTATTTATTTAATTCACCTTTTTTATCCCCAATTTGTTTATTCAATTCAACATCACTAATAACCAACTGACCAATATCCATCTTGATTTTTGTAGATAATTCAATAAGTTTATTATTTAATTGTACAAGTTCTTTCCATTTTGATTTATCTATTAACATTCTATTACAAGAAATAGAGCTAGTCATTTCATTATTGTTTGAATTAAAACTATCAAATTCATCATTTGTTAATGTTACAGGTTTTAAATTACACGTTTTACTTCGTTTTTCCCACACATCTTCTGTGTAATCATATGCTTCACCTTTAATATTAATCCATTTTCTATCACCATTTTGATTTTGAATATTTTTACCAACCATATTGCAGGGTTGATTAATATTCATATTTGCACCCGATTCAAATTGTTGAAGTTCATTTTTTGTTATTTTCATATGATTACTGGAACAATTTTTTGGTAATATTGAACCATCATTTTTGTTAAATAAATTTTTCAATATAGCACCACTATTGTTTTTAAGATTTTGCTTGTAACCGTAATTATTAATATAATACATATCGCCATTATCAGTATAAACGTATTTTCCAAAATATTTACTAAATTGAGCCTTTGCTTTATTTCTGGATATAATGTCGGTAATATACTCCTTATAAATTGTGGTGTAATGCTGTAGTGTATTATTAAATTCATTTTCAATATTATTCATATTAAACATAACTACATTTTCATTTTTTTTTTGTAATGAAGATTTACTATTCATCGCTTCTTGTATTGAACCTAAACTTCTAGAAGAGGTTTCTTGAATTAATTTTGTATGATTCTTTTCTTTATTAAAGAGAGATTTATTGTATAATACAAACCTTTCTCCCTGTAATAGACTTTCATCATTATTTGTTTTCACTAAATTGTTTAAAAAATATTCCATTATTATTGTTATACTTATACAATAATAATAGAAAAACTATCTATAAATTATTATTAATTTGATATATTTCTTTTGCAAAAAGTGTAATAATACCAAATGATAACGCACCAAAAATATATGTTGACATCCTGTTATTGTTATAAATTTTCATGTGATTTTCGAATAATAAATTAGAAGTAAGTATTTGGTCCTCACTATTATCAATTTCACTTTGGATAGTCGAATTTGTTTTTTTATATTGATTAATTTTTATATCTGATGTTTTTACATTGTCAGCGATATTCTTGGTTTTATGCAATAAATCTCTCTTTATTGATTCCATTTTAGAATTATTATTTTTAATAAAATTAATTGTTTCTTCATATTCGTTATTATATTTTTTAACATCGGGGTATTTCAATTTATTTTCATATACTGTTGATAATTGGTCCAAAAGTATAAAAAATGCTAAATTATTATTGTCTATATTGTTTTTAATTTTTTTTATCGAACCCATATATATTTGTATTATATTTTAGATTAAAAAAAATATATTTAATTAATTTGTTAAATACAAATTCGATAAAACTCTGATGTAATAGATGTTCTTGATGGACGAATAATCTTACACATTTCACCTGGCCTCAGACAAATCGCTTGTGCAACAGGGTCAAATCGCGATATCTCTGGTATCTGTTCGTTATTCATTATATTATATTTTTGTCTTACCTCATTACTTTCTGATTGTGATAATACAGTGTGTGGGGGGACAATTTTATGATTTAATATATTAAATTGTAGTCTTTTAAAACTAAAGATGACAATATATTTTTTTTCCGTTTCCCAAATATGAGTAAGAAATTTTAACAATGTTTGATTTGGTTCAGATTTTGTAATAATTATTAATGTATCGGTATTTTTCAACATTTCTTCTATATTATACAAATCTTCAATGAATTCATAAATATTTTTATCTCGTAATGTTTTTCCTAAATGGTATTTTATATATACTTTTTTCTTTTTTGAATTTTCTAGAAACATATCCAATTGTTCATTTTGATATAGTGTATGGATTTCATTTAAACTAAAGTTATTATAAATTGAAATATCATATCCTTGTTTTTCTAATAATTCTAATATTGTTTTTCTTGATTGAAAAATTATTTTTGTTTGTCCACTATTTTGTGCCATTATATATAATATAATTAATCTTTTAATTATATTATATTTTCAATTATTTAATAAATAGTTATTCCTTTTTTTTAATAACCAAACTGATTTTTTTATCAGACGATGATGATAAAGCATTTAACTCTTCATCCGGATTTGAAACTGATTTATCATCTGAATCATATGATTTATCATCTGAATCATCTGATTTATCTTTTATATCTTGTTCGGTTTCTTTTTTTGATATACTTTTACTAGAACTTTTTAATATACCCTTTGAAGGTTTAAATTGTACCATATCATCTTTTAAAACAAATTTTGGTTTTTCTTCTTCATCTGGATTTGAAACTGTTTTTGTTAATAACTTTTTTAAACCCAATAAATCTTCATTGGATATAGATTCATGGTGTTGTGGCATATCAGGATCATAACTAGGTGAACGTGGCATATCAGGATCATAACTAGGTGAGCGTGGCATATCAGGATCATAACTAGGTGAACGTGGCATATCAGGATCATAACTAGGTGAACGTGGCATATCAGATTGAATAGGTGTATTATCCTTAAACGGTGATTGTTTTTGGTCATTATTTTCTTTAGTTTGTTCCAATTTTTTTAGATAATTTACATCCGAAGTTAATGCTATATTATCAAAATTCACAGTGTAATTGTTTTTATTATTTTCTTCTTCAATTTGAACAAATACATTATTTAAATGTTTTTTAACAATAAATTCACCCAATACATTTGGCATAAAATAATAATAAACTTTTGTTCCAATCGGATATAATGTCATATTATCTTTTGGTAATTCCTGTTGCATCATTCTCATATTACTTTGCATCATTCCCATATTACTTTGCATCATTCCCATATTATAATCCATTATATTTGCAAATAAAAATTGATCATCGTGTACCCGTTTATTTTCATCAATATATTTCTGTTGATCAGTATCATCTTTTTTGGCAATATTTTCAGATTTAACAATATATTCAGAATTATCATTTGAACCTGAAAATGGATCATATATTTTTAAAATAATTAAATTATCATCAAGATATCCAATAACTTCAAAATCTTTTTTGGTTGATTGATTTATATAACTAGAAACAATGGTTCCATTTGGATATGTTATTTGTTTATTAATAAATGGATTTACAGCCTCTTCTTTGGTATATTCTTCCACCTTTGGTTTTTTTTGAACTTCATTTTTATTTAATTCATTTAATTTATTAATGTCAGAAACAATATTATGATTTAATATTTTAAAATTATCTGAATAAGACAATGAAGTCATTTGATCAATATTATCTTCTGTAATTATTTTCATTTCGATATTCATTGTTTTTAATTCCTGCATAAGTAATTTAAAAGCATATGGTACGTTAAGAATACTAAAATTTCTACCATATTTGCTCACTTTATGAATATTTATGTTATTAATATCTGTCATTGTACCAGAAAATTTAATTGGACCATCACATTGAGGACTTAAAAATAAATTTTCACTTTCATTATAAATTGCGATTGAACCAGTAATATTACATATAGCTATTTGGAATTTATCACCTCGTTCCATCAATGATTCTTTTAAGAAATATGATGCCCCATGTGATAAAATACAATCACGTTCCATTTCACCAATTCTTAATCCACCATCATTTGCTCTACCTTGCACAGTTTGCCTAGTTAATAAAGTTCTTGGTCCTCTTGCTCTATAATTTATCTTATCCTTGACCATATGTTTTAAACGCATATAATAAGTAGGGCCAACAAAAATGTTACTTTCTAATTGTTTTCCAGTAGTTCCATTATATAAGATTTCAGTTCCACTAGAATGAAAGCCACTATCTTGAAGTAATTGACCGAAATATTCATGTTGTGGTCCCTTATTATTAAAAGCAGTACAATCACCAAATCCACCATATATAGCACATGCCTTTCCAGTTAAACATTCAACCAATTGACCAATTGTCATGCGTGACGGTATAGCATGAGGGTTAATTATAATATCCGGTTTTAATCCATCCTTTGTAAATGGCATATCTTCTTCAGGTATAACAAGTCCAATGGTACCCTTTTGTCCACATCGACTACAAAACTTATCGCCTATTGCAGGTATTCTCTCTTCTCTAATTCGTACTTTTGCCAATCGATTACCTTCTTCCCCTTCGGTCATAAACGTTTTATCAACATATCCCAACTGTCCTTTTTTGGGAAAAACAGACCCATCATTATATATATTTGGATTTTCAAGATCATTACTAACTTTTCCCATTAATACAATTTTGTCATTCAATTTTGTATTTTCTTTTATTAACCCATGTTTATCCAAATGAGAATAATCATATCCAGCCTTTAACCCAACTACATTTTCGTCTTCAATGTTAGAAAATTTTGATACCAAGACATCACCACCTAGTTTTGACGATTCCTCTCTGGTTTCATACATATTATAATATGTTGTGCGAAACATTCCTCTATTCAATGAACCTTCATTAAATAAAATAGAATCTTCTACATTATAACTACCATAAACCATAATAGCAACGATAGTATTTTCTCCATATGGATGCTCTTCATTATGGATATATTTTAAATATCGACTTTTTAAAAGGGGCTTTTGCCCATAATTTAATATAACACCCATTTTATCAATACGATTTTGATAATTTGAATGATACAATGATACACCTTGTTTCCCTTGACCACATGCAAACAAATTTCTAGGCAATTGGTTATTTTCAGGAAATACAACTTGATTTCCCATAACACCAAATATCAATGAAGGATTTATTTCAATATGTGTATAAGGTTTTAATTTTAGACTAGAATTATTCATTGCTATTAAAGCACTTCCGGATTCAGCAGTATCAATAAAATCAATAATAGCATTTTTATCATTTAATTTATCAATATCATTTACATCATATAAGTCTTTATAATTTTGATATACATTATTTTTTTTATAATCAAATCCGGTTTTTTTGTCATAAAATCCAGTTATAAGTTGATCCCATGTAAAATCATCTTCTCTTATTTTTTTAAGTACATCTTCATTTTCAAAACTTGGACGATTTGTTTGTTCATTCATATAAAATATTGGGCGACATAACCTACCATAATCAGTATAAATATGTAATTCATTTAATTGAATATCCCAATGCACACTATTGTATATCGGAATTAATGCTTTTCTTCTATAATCTTTAATTTTATTTTCAATTTTAACAGGATTAACAATACAACCAACCCAGGCACCATTAACGAAAACCTTTGTTGTTTTAGACAAAAAATCTGAACTGCATTCTTCTATAGAATACATTGTACCATGTTTTCTCATCCATTCTATCATCGGATATCCGGAACTTCCATAAGTAATATGAGTTGTAAACGCAAGGTGTTTGTGTAACCCACAATTTCCCCCATCTGGCGTATCCACAGGATCAATTATACCCCACTGTGAACAATGTAAATGCCTAGGCCCAGTAATTTTTGCACTACTATCAAATGGTAAATTTAATTTTCTTAAATGAGAAATAAATGAATTAAACGATAATCGATTAAGTGGTTGAACAACACCCATTTTTTTTGTATACGATTGAGATCCCCAGTTACCCTTAAATGCCTTTCTAAATCCATCTTCAAGAATTTTATTTTTAAAAATGTCTTGAGTATTTGATTGTACTAATGTCTTGAAATTGTCACCTTGGTATTGCCCTGTATGAAATTTATATTCTTTATCGATAGACAATCGTATTTCATTTTGTTGTAATGTGAAATATTCTTTAAATAAATCATACATGAGTGAACCGGTTAATTCAACTCGTTTGAATTTAAAACTGTCTCTATCAGTAGCATTATGTTCTTTCTTGTATACTTTTAATAATCGAAACACCATATATCCTATAAAATATGCCTTTTGTTTATAATTATCTTCGCCTACATGAGGTAAAAAATAATTCATTAAAATATCATGGACACCAGCAATCGTTTTTGCTTTCGTGAATGTTGCAATATATTTTAAAGCAACTGATTGTGAAAAAATATTATTTGAATCATGTATAGATGGAATGAAAAAATCCAAATTATCCTTGTGTTTTTCTAAATCCAATAAACAGTGTTCAATTATTTTTTTGTCAGATAATACACCTAATGCCCTCATTAATATAAACAGTGGTACTTCTTTTCTTACATTAGGTACTAAAACAACTATCTGATTATTACTATATACAGAACTCGGTGCAATAATTCTTACAGCCGATGTTCTCATTGGTTTCGATGCATCTTCAGAAACAGAACGTATCTCTGCCGAATGACTATACATATCATTCGGTTTTTCCCTTATATAAATCATATTGTCGGCAAATTTTTCTTGTGGAATAACAACCTTTTCTTTTCCATCAATAATAAAATACCCACCTTTATCATTTCTACATTCACCCATATTAAATTTCACATCAGTTGTTAATCCGTTTAATATACATAATTCAGAATTCAACATAATAGGAAAACGCCCTAAATAAGTTTTATTAATTGTTTCTTCATATGTTTCAATCGTATTATCAGATTTGTAAATTTTATATATTACATCAATGTCGTAATGTATCGATAATCCATATGTCATGTTTCTTAATCTTGCTTCATTTGGAAACATAAAGTGATGTCTATTGTCATCATATATCGTTGGTTTTCCATAATAAATTTTATTTCCTTTTTTCCCACCTAAATAAAGTTCACATTGCAATTTAAAATCTTTTATACCATTATCATAATCCTTTAATAATTTAATTGGATTTTTTTCTTTAAAAATACGCGGTATTCCATTTTTAAAAAAATCATTATACGAATCCAAATGATGTTGCACTAAAAAATTTGGGTTATCATTACAATATTTATCTATAATTTTCCATGATAATTGTTCCATTTATATATATAATATCATAATCATTTATTTTGATATTATAACTTATAATTTGTTATATTTTAAAGGAATATTTGTAATAATTACAAAAAGTGTTTAATTTCATCTACAGTTAGTTCTAAAACAAACAAACCGATGGTTACAAACATTAGAACAAGTGGAAATAAAAGGATTAACCATGAAAGCTTAGTGTATTTAAAATCACACAATTTTTGCAAAATAAATGTCCAGAATAGAACATAAACGGCTTTTGCCATAAAAATAGATAATGTATTTGTTACAGAGCATGTGAAATTACCAACACAATACTTTTTAGAATTTCCTAAATTTTGTACAATTAGAACAAATATGGAAACACATGATAATAAAAAATAAACTTTTGCTGGAGTGCAAAGAGATTTTACAGTTTTAACTAAATTCATTTTATATATATAATAAATATTTTATTCGATATCAACATGTGTCAATATATGTCTTCTACAGCATATTTTATTTAAATTTAATTTATCCATAACTTCGCCTTCTATTGTTTTATCTGAAAAATTTGTTGTTAAATACATAACGTTATTAACATCCATATTATTTTGTAATTTTTGTTTTCTCACTTCTATTTGATAAAATCTATATTTATCAGCTAATACTTTACCGCAGGTGAAACATTTTATTGGAATAATCATTTTTAATTATATTATAATAAAAATATATAATTAAATCAATTTTATATATTTATTTTATCTAATTAATACGATTTAATATCAACACGTTTTTTTAATTTCATATTTTTCATATCCATTTCATCTGTTTGTGTTATTTTTTTTGCACTTATTTTATTTAAAATAGAAAATATATATAACATTAGAAATAGAAGACAACTTACAATGAGTATAAATATTATTTGTATACCACTCCCATTTGTTTTATAATAATTCATAATCTATAATATATATTCATATAATAGTTCATATGTTACTATATAGTTATACTAGGTAACACTTATAAATTCATAACCATCAGATGTTTTCATTTTTTTCATTTGTTTATTTTCTGAATGAATTTCGTCATGACATTTTTTACAAACATTTGCTAAATTAGCTGGGTGGTTTTTATGAAAACTACTATTATCAGTTACTATATAATTATTGTCGTTTGCGTATTGTTTATATTGCAAATGATGCACATCATCGCCTATGTTTTTTTTACATATTTCACAATTACCTTTTATTTTCTTACTGTTATAAGGTGATTTATCCATATTCAAAATACTATCCAATTCAGGATTGTATTTTATTCGTATATTTTCTGCTCTTTTAATAAATTTATCTGGTAATCCAAGTGATTTGCAAACTTCTAGTCCATACATTGTTTTCCCAGGTCCATTTTTTAATTTTCTATTGTATATTATTTTTTTTGTATATGGATCACATGTTATACTCATATGTTTTAATGACAATGTTTCCAAATTTTGAATTTCAGAATAATTTTTCAATTCATGATAATGTGTTGCAAATATATAAGAACTATTTTGTGTATTCATTTGTTCCAGTGTGGCAACAATAATACTCAATGCCGAATAACTCTCTGTTCCTGAACATATTTCATCACCCAATATAAGACTGTTATTATCACATAATTTCACAATAGTTTTTAGTTCTGAAATTTCTACTGCATACGTGGATAGCCCTCTAAACAAATTGTCATTGCCTATTATTCGTGTGAAAAGATATTTATATGGATTAAAATTGAAATAACTACATGGTACATACATACCAGCCTGTGCAAGTATAACACAAATGCCCAATGCTCGAATCAAACTAGTTTTCCCCACAGCATTTGTTCCATATAACAAAAATCCATACTGAGTTTTAAACCCCAAATCAAGGTCATTTGTTACATATATTTCATCTTTTTGAAGATGTTCGATCAAACAATGGCGTAACCCTTTAACGTCTACAAATGAATCATTTTTTTTTGTAATTGTTGGTTTAGTATAATTATATTTTTGAGCATTATGTACATTACAATATAAGACATCAATGTGTGTAATAAAATGATTTATTTCATTTAATATTCCATAAAATGATTTAAAATTAGATAAAAAATCGTTATATGCCTTTTCAATATTATTCAATAATTTATTTTTTGATAAAGTTATATTATTATATATTAGTTGTAATTTTGAATTTGTCAACATTTTATTGCTACCACTATATTTTAATATTTGTAAATTATTATAATTTTCCAAATTTATATTATTGTTGTTCTTTTTCAAAATAGTTAATAATATATCACATCGCCTTGATGTTGCGATAATTTTAACACCATGTGTATTTGAAAAATCTATTTTAAAATAGTTGTTATTGTTATTTTTTTTCTCACACTTACTTAATAAATTATTCAATTCAGTACATAAATTATCCAATTCATTATTATATAAATCATATTGTTCTATCGATTGTTTTAAATATTCGTATTCATCTATATTAAATAAATTATTAATATTATAATCACCGTCATTATTAATATATTTTTCAAAAGAAAAACTATTAATATTAGAAGCTATTTTAATATTCATTTTTGAAGAAATAAATTTCTTTATTTTTTTGCAATAACTAGATATATTGGTTAAAGGTTTATCAAACATATTGTTTAAAATCATCTTATCCTTTTTAATTTTATTGTATATTTTTTCGATATAAGAGAGAACATTATGAAAATTTGAAAAATCCGAAGGAGACACCTTATTGTGAAAATAATTTCTATTAAATTTTTCAATATCACTTATGTGAGAGAGATTTTCTTTTAAAAAGTCACTATATTTTTTATTTATAGTATGTTCAATTAATTTATAAGACCTTTCCATATCTTCATGGATAGTGGTTGGATGTAATAAACGTTCTTTAAATTTCCTTTTCCCCATATTTGTCAAACAATTATTTAAAAGGGATAAAACCGAAGAAAATTTTCCACGATATTGTTGATTATTAATAATATTTAATTGTTTGAGTGAATGATTTGCCAATAATAAATTATCGCTATTATTTTCGAATACAGGTTCAGAAATTTCTTTCACTAATAGTGAATCGTGACGATTTACATATTCCAACAAATAACATAACGATTGTGTTGCAATTGTGTGATTACTTAAATTATATAATAATAAATCAATGTCACTATTTGGGTAGAATTTTTGAAAAATTGCTTTTTGATATACTTGTTTTTCGCAATTATCAGCAGAAAGCAAAATACAACTTGATGAATTATCATTACAATTACCATTATCATCATTTAAATTTAAAATATGTATACTATCACAATTTATATTTGTATATTTAATGATATCATGTATAGTATCATTGTCTAATTTGGATACAAATATAATTTCTTTTGGATTATTAATACACAAAAAACGTTCCAAATCATCGTATACCGACGGGGTATGGTTATTCTCATTTTCATATTGGTAATAAAGAACATTACCTGTATTAATATTTAAAAGTGACATACCAATCTGTAATTTTGTAATTTTAACATCGTTAAATGGTATATAAGATTCGATCCATATACATGCAATATTATTTGACAATACCTCATTTTTTGATGAGAAATATGTTCCAGGTGAGTATATTTTATGCAAACTTCTTGATGTATTCTTACCTTGTACATCTTGTGTATAAATAATTACTGTATAATTATTATTTATTAACGTATCTAAGTATTTAACATGCAATTGATTCATGTGAAATCCTGCCATAACGACATTATGACCATTGATTTTAACCTTGCTTTTTTTTGCAATTGCCAAATTACAAACTTTTGCATATTCTTCTATATTGCTCTTTATATAATTGCCCTTTTTATCAACCAAGGCATAAACTTCAAAAAATGTACCAACTTGGTAAAGTAAGGCCATATTGCCATCATATTCAGATTTATATTGATTGTAGTGTTTCAACCATAATTTTATCATTGACATAAATGTGTATTTATTAATATTATATATTATAAATTCTTTAAACGCGTTTATAATATATTTAAATTATTTTGACATGTAATTGTGTAACAAAACTGTGCTGCTTGTATTTTTTACGTCACCTGATAAAATAGAATTTTCATATAATGAACGGATTAGATAATTTGGAGCAACAGAACCATATTTTAATAATCCAGATTTAATTAATTCAGATTTAATATCATGGATTTTCTTTTTTCGTAATAAAATTTGTTCTCCTTGAATTTTTTTCCTGGTTTTATTGTTTTTTATTAATACAGATACCTTTTTATTTTTCTTCCCTAATTTATATGTTTTCTTTTTAATTTTTCTTTTTAACGTTCGTATATGTTTTTTAATTTTTCTAAATTTTTTATTTAATATATTGTTAGCAATTGTATGTGCACTTGATCTTAATTTTTCTATTTTCTCTCTTTCTATTTTCTCTCTCTGTTCTTTAATTTTTAATTTTATTTTATTTAAGATCATTTCCCTATTGGAAATACGTTGTTGTTGGTTTGGTGTATGAAATTTATTATTTTTCATAGTTTTATTTATTTGCCAATTTCTATATGTGGGTTTATTTCCATTTTTTAAACATCCATATGGTGGTGTTGGTTTTAAAACAACTGGCGGAATACCAATTGGATTAATGGTATTATAATTGGGTATATTTGCGTTCCTTAGTTTATTTGGTAATTCTGTATATACATTGATTTCATTATATGGTTTGTTGTGTATATGTGGTTCAACACGATTCCGTATAGTCACATTGTGCATATGTCGTTTGGCTTGGAAATTACTAGATTGAACATTTTCAGCCCCACTTTGTGCCAATTTTTCTCTCTTTAAACGTTTCCTTTCATCGCGTTTCTGTTTATGTTTATTATACAATTCCTCCAGTACTTTAAACGAATCATCAAGTGCTGTAGTATTTATTACTTTATTGTTATTTTTCTTATTTTTTTGATCATTATTATTTTTCTCACTTTGCAATTTCTTCTTCCTTAATTTATTTTGTTTATTTTTAAGTTTTCTTATTAATTCATTCCGCGTTTTAGTATTTACACGCACATTAGGTTTTTTCTTCCTCTTTTTAGTTTTTTTATTGTTATTAAATAAACCTGGTGTTATTTTGATTGTTTTTTTATTTGTTTGCATAATAATATATAAATATAATATTTTATTATGCATAATATTATTTATTAGACATACATATTGTGTAATAATTCTTTAATTTGACTTTTCCTATTTTTAACTTCTTCATTCTCAAGATACATTTTAAACCCATTTTTAACATCTTTTATATTTATTTTAGTTTTTTCATTTTTGTCTAAACAAAAAACCCTTCTCGCATGGGCTATTTTAGTTTTTGAAAACAATGTTTCCATATCTCTCCCATAATATTTGAAATACTCCATATGTTTTTCAAACCAAGAATTTTTAATTATATTTTCCTTTTTAAGTGACCAACCCGCATCTTTAATTTTTTTAATATATATTTCCTTTAATTCTATATGTGAATAATCATCTGTTTTAAATCTCCATGTGAACCGTGATTCCAATCCAGGATTATAATTAAAAAAACATTGTTTTAAATCATTTTCATATCCTGCAATAATAACCATTAACTCATTTTTATGTTCAGACAATGCTTCACATAATGTGTCTATACATTCCTTTGCAAAACTATCCCGTTTATCAGGGTTACCGAGTGCATATGCTTCGTCAATAAATAAAACACCACCGAGTGATTTCTTAACCATTTCAGTTGTTTTTAATGCTGTCTGTCCTAAATAACCCGCAATTAAATCCGATCGTGTTGCCTTTGTAAATGTTCCATTTTTCAAAATTCCCATTTTGCTATATATTTTTCCCATTAATTTTGCAATTTCAGTTTTTCCGGTTCCGGGGGGGCCATAAATAACGGTGTGCATGAAATCATTTGCAAATTGATAATTATTTTTTGAACATTTATGTAATTCTTGAATAAAATATATGATTTGATTAACAACATTATTTTTTAATTTATTCATACCAATCATATTATTCAATTCACTTAATGGTTCCTTTATATTATGTATTGCTTTCATATTAATATTATATTCAACATCTACTTTTAATGGATATTTTTCTATTAAATCTAAAATATCATTAATACTGTTTAATTCAACTTCAATTTTAACATGTATTTTTTTAATAGCAGGTAATTTTGAATATGGACTAGTTTTAAAATTAGATTGTTGATTGTTATATTTGAAATTTTTAAAACTATTAAAAGGACTATCGGGATTGTTTATTATAGCATTATTTGTAGGGTAACTGCTATTATAAAATAAACCACCTTGGTATTTATTATCAAACATATTTAACAATTCATTCATATCATCCTTTTTTTTTTCATCTAATGTTATTAATGAAAGTGAATTTATATTTTTAAAATTTAATGAACCGTCTTCTAATAGCATATTATTATCTTGTTTATCTGGTTCATTTGATTTATTATTCATAATTTCTACCATATCAATTATATACTTATCAAATAATGTCAATAACCTTTTATTATTTTTTTTAAAACAAGATATATATATTGGTTTATTTATCATTAAATTTGAATCATATAATTTTTTATCATTGTTATTATTATTATTAGATAAATCAATCGATAATATAGTTTCCAAATTGTCGTTATTTGAAATATCTTTTAAATTATTTATCGTATTTTTTTGATTTTGTTTTTTTGATTTTGTTTTATCATCATTATTCGTTTTTTTACCATTATTATTGGTATTTTTATTAGAATTACTCATATATTATAAATATATTATAATCTATATAATATATTTATAATTTAAGAATAAATTGAAGTAATTCAACCAATATAGTTATAATCAAAATGTATAATTTAAAAAATATCATTGATAAAGAATTCAATTCAAACTTAAATGAATATCATGAAATACCATGGATTATTATTAATTCTTATTTTAAGAACAATCATTTAGAGCGACTTGTTAGACATCAAATCGAATCATATAATAATTTTGTTACATATGAATTACCTAGAACAATAGAAATGTTCAATCCAGTTACAATACATTCAGAACATGACTATGTTGCTGAATTAGATAAATATAAACTTGAAATATTTATAACATTTGAAAATTTTAATATCTATAGACCCCAAATTCATGAAAATAATGGTGCTACTAAATTAATGTTTCCTCATGAAGCTAGACTTAGAAATTTTACATACGCTTCCAATATGAATATAGATATAAATATAAAATATGTAGTGCGTAACGGTGAGAATCTTGATATGATACAAACGTTTCATAAAAAATTATCTAAAATACATATTGGAAAATTACCAATAATGTTGCGTTCTAATATATGTGTATTAAAACAATATGATTATTTGGATCACAACATTACTGGTGAATGCAAGATGGATGCAGGGGGATATTTTATAATTAATGGTTCTGAAAAAACATGTTTAGTGCAAGAGCGAGCTGCAGAAAACCAAGTGTATTGTTTTGATACATCAAAAAGAAATAATAAATACTCTTATACAGCAGAAATTAAATCTGTACCTGATTGGAAATGTATTTCACCAAAACAAATCAACATGACAATAGCATCCAAAAATAATGGGTATGGTCACCCCATGTATTTACAAATTCCCAGAATAAAACAACCAATCCCATTATTTATAGTATTTCGTTCGATTGGTATTATATCAGATAAAGAGATTTGTGAAAAAATATTACTTGATATATCTGATGTTAATAACAAAGATATGTTACAATATTTAAAAGCATCAATTGTTGAATCGAATAATTATTTAACTCAAGACGAATGTATAAAATATATAACAAGCTACGCAATGTTTACACCAATTAACATGGATAAGGAAAAAGGATATATGAAAAAACGCGAATTTACAATCAATGTATTGAACAATGATTTATTCCCACATTGTAGAAATATATTACAAAAAAAATATTTCCTGGGGTACATGGCAAATAAATTGATAAAGTGTGCTCTGGGTATATGCAAAACGGATGATCGGGATTCGTATATAAATAAGAGGTTAGATTTAACTGGAAGACTATTGAATAATTTGTTTAGAAATTATTTTAATAAATTGGTGAAGGATATGCAAAAACAAACTATAAAGCAAATAAACACTGGTTCTTGGAGGTCAAAGGATGAATATATTAATATTATAAATATGACTAACATTTATAAAATAGTTAAATCTACAACAATAGAAAATGGATTAAAAAGAGCATTGGCTACAGGAGATTTTGGGATTAAGCATACTAATAGTAATAAAGTTGGTGTTGCTCAAGTTCTTAGTAGACTTACATATATATCTAGTCTGAGTCATTTGAGAAGAATTAATACACCAATTGATAAAAGTGGAAAATTAATACCACCTAGGAAATTACATAACACATCATGGGGATATTTATGTCCAGCTGAAACACCAGAGGGAGGTAGTGTTGGTGTTGTTAAAAATATTAGTTATATGGCTCACATAACAATACAATCCAATAGTCAACCATTACATGATTATGTTGAGCCAAGTTTAATAAAACTCGAAGATATAAATTCAAATAAATTAAATGGTATGGTTAAGGTATTTGTTAATGGGTGTTGGTTAGGTGTTGTTGAAAATGCGCAAGAATTATATTTGGAACTTAAAAATAAAAAATACAAGGGATTAATTAATATATACACATCTATAATATTTGATTATCAAAATAAAGAAATTAAATTATGCAATGATGCAGGAAGGGTAACACGTCCATTATTGAGAGTTAAAGATAAAAAGTTAATGATAACAAATGATATTATAAAAAATATATATAATAATAATATTTCATGGGAAGATTTATTTACAAATTGCAGGTTGGAAAATTCTGTTTTAGAATATATTGATCCATTGGAACAAAATAGAAGCCTTGTCTGTATGAAACCTGCCGATTTAAATGATAGTGAAAATTCATTAAATCATTATACGCATTGTGAAATTCATCCAAGTACTATATTTGGATTATTGGGTTCATGTATTCCATTTCCAGATCATAATCAATCACCCAGAAATACATATCAATGTGCTCAAGGAAAACAGGCGATGGGTATATATGCAACAAATTACGATAATCGAATGGATAAAACGGCATATGTATTATCATATCCAATGAAGCCTCTTGTAGACACAAGAATTATGAATATGTTAAAATTAAATAGTATTCCTTCCGGAAAAATGGTTATCGTGGCGATTATGAGCCATTCAGGATACAATCAAGAAGATAGTATATTATTTAATAAAGGAAGTCTTGATAGAGGTTTGTTTATGGCCACAATATATCATGCTGAAAAAGATGAAGATAAAAAAATACATGGTGATGAAGAAATTAGATGCAAACCGGACCCATCTATTACAAAAGGTATTAAATTTGCAAATTATGATAAATTAAATGAGGAAGGTGTTATTCCTGAAAATACATTATTGGAAAATCGAGATATAATTATTGGGAAAGTACAACCAATAAAAGAAAATAGAAATGATCATACTAAAATAATAAAATATCAAGATATGAGTCGATTATATAGGACACATGAAAAAACATATGTTGATAAAAATTATATTGCTAGAAATGGTGATGGTTATAAATTTTGTAAGGTAAGAACAAGAACAATTAGAAAACCTGTTATTGGTGATAAGTTTAGTAGTCGTCACGGGCAAAAGGGTACTATAGGAAATGTTATACCTGAATGTGATATGCCATATACAAAAGATGGTTTAAAACCAGATATTATAATTAATCCTCACGCGATTCCGTCACGAATGACAATTGGACAATTAAAAGAAACATTATTGGGAAAAGTTTTATTGGAATTGGGATTATTTGGTGACGGAACCTCATTTGGAAATTTCGATATATCTGATATTTGTGAAGAAATGATTAAAACAGGTTATGAATCCAATGGTAATGAAATAATGTATAATGGTTTAACCGGACAACAAATGGAAACATCTATATTTATAGGGCCTGTATTTTATCAAAGGCTAAAACATATGGTGAATGATAAACAACACAGTAGAAGTATTGGTCCAATGGTTAATTTGACTAGACAACCAGCTGAGGGTAGATGTAGAGATGGTGGCCTTAGATTTGGTGAAATGGAACGAGATTGTATGATTTCACATGGTGCTTCAAAATTCACAAAGGGAAGAATATATGATGCTTCGGATAAATTTCAAGTCCATGTTTGTAATAAGTGTGGTATGATAGCATCTTATAATGACAAATTACATGTACATAAATGTAGGACTTGTTCTAATAGAACCGATTTTAAATTTGTTAAAATACCATATGCATGTAAGTTGTTATTTCAAGAACTGATCACAATGAATATAGCACCTAGAATAATAACTGAATAATAAATAATATGATATTATATATATGTTATTCACAGTAAATAATAATGATAAATTAAATAGTGAAATGCGTTCAACTGTTGTTAATGCATTCAATAAAAATGTGATTGCAAGAAATTCTAATTCATATCAAAAAAAGATGCATATGGATGGAAAATTTAAATCTATAAATGGGAGGGATTATATATATTATAAAAAATTATTATTAACACAGAAAAATATGAAAAAATAAACTATAACCAATAATCATAATTAATAAATAAAAATATAAATAATATTTTTTTATTTATTTTGTTTTACACGATAATTATTTTACTCGATAATTATTTTACTCGATAATTATTTTACACGATAATTATTTTACTCGATAATTATTTTTATATTTGCGTTTTCTGCTTTTTCCCTTTTTGTATTTTCTCTTTTTTGTTTGTTTTTTTGTTTTCTGCCTTTTCCCTTTTTGTTTTCTGCTTTTTCCCTTTTTGTATTTTCCACCCCCTCGTGTTGTCATTGTATTTTGATGAATATTTGATATTTTATCAATTAATAATTTTATATTATCTAGTATTTGTGCATGTTTTTTTATTATAGTTAACGGTATATTTAATTCTGGGTTTACATCTAATATAATTTTAATTGCAGGGTTATTTACCGAATCCTTTATTTGTTTTATTGTATTTAATGTTTTAATCATTGCATTTTTAGAAGTTGAGTTCATGGTTACCTTATCGATAATATTATATATATTTTTATAGTTTTCGTTTTCTTTTACTAATTTTATAGCATTATTGGGATTATTTTTAAATATCAATACCATATCATTTATCAATTCTGGATTTGAAATTAATTGTTTAACAGTTTCAATATTATTTTTAACAGTTTCAATATTATTTTTAACCATGTTTATCTTATCTTGTATTTGTTGAAGTTGATTACTAACTGAATTCATCATACCACTTATAATATTTCCCCCATTTTGGTCCATATTTTCTTCCAATTTATTTTTAACATACATATAATCATCTTGAAAATCTTCTGGAACATTATTTTCATTAATCATATTAAAGTAATCAAGTGCAGTTTTTCCATTACTGTCTCTAATATTTGAATCTATACCTTTATCAATTAAATATTTAGCTACATTGAAGGCCATTGAATCATTTGCAATCATTAACAATGAAACACCATCTGCATCATGATTATTACTTACATATGGTGTTAATTTCATTATTTGTCCATCATGATTTTCTATAATATTTATAATAATATATATATTATTATTAGAATTTGCACTCGACATTACTAAATTTTCTAATATAGAATATTCATTATCATAACTGATATTGGGACTTATTCCACACGACAACAAATAAAGTATAAAAATATGTTGATTATTATAATCCAAATTTTTTATAATATTTTCCTGATTTGCAACTAAGGCATCTTCTATATTGAAATTTTGATAATCACCTCCATCATTTATATGTTTTGTAATAAAAAAACTTATTTCTGTAATTAAATTAATTAAGTGTTCATCTGTAACAATCATTCCGGAACGTTCACTTCGATTGCTACTTCGACTACTTCGCCCACTACTTCGATTGCTACTTCGATTGCTACTTCGCCTACGTGTTCGATTGCTACTTCGATTGCTACTTCGCCTACGTGTTCGATTGCTACTTCGATTGCTACTTCGATTGCTACTTCGATTGCTACTTCGATTGCTACTTCGTCCACTATGTCTACTTCCTCGATCCATTCTAACATTATTAAAATCTTGATCTAAACTTCTTACAACATTACTCCTGTATAATTGAGGCCTTGATAATTCTATACTTTCAATTGACCCACTTTCACCTGAACCATCGCTAATATCACTTATTGTCAATGAACCAATTCCATCAATATTTTGTTCCTCTATTTGTGCAGAATTTGCGTCAGGTTGCAACGCTTGATCATAATTATTATTTTCATATGCATCAATTGCATCTTCGCTAAATTTATAAAATTCATCATCACCTTTTTTTTTTATCATCGTAAATCCAAATAGAAAATTTGTTATATCAACTTTATTACTATTACCAGTGTTTTCAACATCAATAAATACTAATTTTTCATTTGTTGATTCATTTGTATCATAATATTTTTCTGTCCCAACAGCACGTTCCCTATCTTTAATAATAAAAATAACATTATCGTTTTCTGTTGGGTCAAAAGAATGTTTATCCAAAAAATCTTTAAATCTCTCTACTGTCCGTATATTATATGATATAAATTCCGCATCACCTCCATGTTTATTCATTTAATTATATATTATTGCTTTATTTTTTTTTAGAAGCTATTTTATAAAATAAATATAGTAACATTAAACATAAAGTAGTGTAATATGCCTTACATATTATACCAGATGGTAATGTATCAGTCTTATAATTATTTTCATATCTATTTTGAAATCCTTCACCTTTTGGGCAAGTTTTTCCTGTTAATGGATTCTTTTTATCTTTAAACCAACATGGATTTAAACTTTTAATATCCGTTAAGGTAACATATTGTTCTTTATATGATATAACATTTTTGTTATTAGCCGTTTTTAAAGAAACCTTTTTACATTTAGGGTTAACACCATCTAAAAAAGAAGAAAATATAGAAAACGGATTTAAATTATTCATATTTGACATTATACCTGGGACTAAACCTTCAAGAAATGTAAAATCTTCACCTGCTAAACTAGACAAAAAGGGAATATCACCATCTGGTATATTATTAATATAAACATACCGATCAACAGAATTATATTTATCTTCATCTGTTTCTTTAACAACTTTATTACCACATGCATCAACAATGTGATGTTTATTATCAGCATCTTTTTTCTTGTCAGCATCTTTTTTGTTTGAATCAACATCTAAACATGAAGCTCCTGTTTTCATAAAAAATGCATTTCCAAGTGGTTTTCCAGTATCAGAAGCACCACCTCTACCTGTTATTAAAATTTTAATATAATCCATTAATCCTTTAAAGTCATTCACAATACCATCACCATCACTCGTTATGTTTAATTCGTCTAACCCTTTTATATGTTTCCAATATGAATAATCCGGTCCAAGTAATTCTTGTTCTACCGAATCTACATCGTTCATTATATCATCAAAGAATGTCATATAGTATATTAATATATATAGATATATTAATATGCTGTAAGAATATTATTTTTTAATTTTTAAATTTTGTTTCATACCATTTGGTATATATTTATTATTGGTAATAGATTGGTGGGCACTAGCGGTTGATTGTACTGCGGCCATATGTTGTAATCGGGTTATGTTTTTCTTTATATTTTTAATATCTAACTGTATAGCAGGGATTTGATTTTTAAGTTGTATTAATTCTTTCATGTGTTCGTTTAAAAATTTAATATTCCCCGCGTTATGTTGTGCGAGTATTAATGGATCGCTACTATATGCTTTATATGCCGTTGCATCATTATCATCCGATTTATTTTCTAAACCTTCCTTTAGGTTTTTAATTGTTGATAAAAATTGAAATAATATTAATAAAAGTAGTAGTATTGCGATATAGTTTAAGTACATTATATATATTATATTATTATTTTCTATTATAATATATATAATGAATGATCAAGATAAAAAGTGTGCTGAAATGAACACATTACCAAATGAAACAATAAATGACGTTTTTGATAATAACACAAAAACATGGACAAATTACAAGATAAATGGAGATACTTCTGTAAAATGTGATACATGTATAAAAAGGGAAACATCAAATAATACATATTTTTATAATAGACAGGCGTATTTAGATAGTAGAGGGAAATCATTACGAACTCATAATACTATATCATCATATGATGATACAAGTACAACAAATGAATATGAATTACAAGCAGGAAAAAAATGCAGCAGTAGTTCTTTTAAATTTTTTAAGGGGGTTTTAAAATATTCAAACCCACAATATAGTAAAAATAGTGCTGTTTCAAGTAGTAATAGAATTGCGCGTTTAAAATATGAAACTATCACAAAAAATTATAATTCATTAAATAAAAATTTGTTACCATCATATAAAACAAATTTGAAATACAGGGGTCATTCTGAAGCACCAAATATATTAAAAAATAAAATTTCAGGAAAAATATGTACGAAAACTCGCGGAAATCGGAGATGTATGAAATTTATGTAATATAGAATTGAAAATAATATGTTTTAAAAAATTGATTTAAATTATAATAAATTTATAAATTTAAAATTATTATAATGCCATTAAAAATATACTGCAAAAAACTCACAATGAAAAAAATGTTGGAAGATGTACAGAAAAATAATATAGCGACTTCAGAATATAACAATCACATTCATTTAATATCTAAATTAACATCTAAACGTCACATCGAAGTACTTCAAACATCAATTGATTTGGAATATATATTTGATTATGAAAAAACAGATCGCGCTAAATATTCTACATATGAATATTACATAGATGATGCATTTGAAAGTTTGTTTTGTGGTTGGTATAATAAAAACAAATTTAAGGAAACACATTTCTTCACTAAATTAAATAGTTGTTTAAAAAAGAATAAAATAGTGTTCGTATATTTGGATTTATCTTATTATGTTATAGAAAAAAATGAAAAGGATATAAATGAACAAATATCACATTCTTCAGCGTTAATATTTTATCCCGCAAAAAACAATAGATATAATGTATATCATTTCAATTCACATGGGGATACTAGTGCGTATATTAAACAATACAAGAAATATATTTCAAGGAAGAGAGATAAAGTTATTCATTTAAATACGGGATTAGATAGGTATTTAATCGGAAATTTGGTTTCATCATACAATAACCACATCAAGGAATATGTAGATGACTATACTTTGTTAAATTACAATCATACAAAAAAACACAATTATGTTGGTGCAAACTTACAAGTTAAAGACGAACATGGGATATGTTATATGTTTCCATTCATATTATTTTATGAATTGAATAATTATTATACAAAACAAAATATAGTATATAACGAAGAAAACAAGTCGGGAATATTACCATCTTATAGTCGTCTTATAAAGTCACATAAATTTGACATCATATTATATTTGATATTAACAAAATATGATAATAATATTGGTAACATTTTATACAGTCATATAAAAAGAGGTACATGTAAGAATAAATTAAAAATAAAAGAAACAAATATTACAGTTAGAGAATATAATTTATATGATAAAATTGAAGATACACTATTATTTTGCGAAGAAAAAGAAAATTATATATTTAAAATGCATAAATTCTTCATTTTGTATATGTTACAAAATAATTTTAAAAAAAAATTAGAAACTATATTGAAACAAAAGTAATTTAATTACGTTTTCTTTTCTTGTAAGTTTCATGTTCAATATATTCATAATTTTTTCCTGCGAATTTATAAAATCCCCATTCTTGTTTTTGTGAAAATGGAATAAACAATGTCCAACAATCAACATTATCTTTTAATGTTATTCTATGTATATGATTTGCATCTACATATTGAAAATAACCAGGCCCACACCATTTTTTAACTCTTTCCTTATTTAAATCATTATCAACAAATGTTTCTTCCCAATATCCACCCTTTAAAATAATTGTAATATAAGACCAAGGGTGATTATGCATGTCATCTGTATCAGACAACAAGAATTTATGGATAAAAATATTAAATGGTGAAGATACGCGGTCTTTTAAAAAAACATAATACCGTTGCAAATAATCATCTCCATTAATGTCTTTAATTACTCGCTTTCTATATGTATATTCCATAATATAATCCCAACTGTTAAACACAAATAACAATAAATAATTTAAAAAAAATATTAACGAATAAGCAAATGTTATATTACAACATAAAAATGTACTTAATAGAATTGTTAATGTTGGTACAACGTAAAAATACGAAATATTACACGAAACATTACTTATTAGTGTAATATGTTCTTTTATATTCGAATGAACTTCATTTCGTATTTTATTAACATCAATGTCATAACTAGTATCGATGTTATCACTGGCATCATCACCATCATCAACAATAGTTTCATCATCATCATCACCATCATCAACAATATTTTCATCATCATCACCATCATCAACAATATTTTCATCATCATCACCATCATCAACAATATTTTCATCATCATTACTATCGTTTACATAATAAAGAACATCTCCAGGTTTTTCCACGCGTGTATTTTCATTTTTATTATTATTGTAATTTGTATCTGTCATATAATAATTATAAAAAAAATTTGTTTATTTAGTTTTTATATAATATATAATTTTTTCAATGTCATGTTCGTATATTTAATAATGTTTTTTAAATTCATTTGAAAGATGGAGTTTAATATTGTATTCATTAATTTTATTTACAATTGGATTTTTATTTTCTAACAAATAATTAAAATCAGAATCTAGTTTTAGTTCAAACAAACAATTTTTGTATTTATTTAAAAGATCATACAATTGTTTATCTGTATCGTTTATCATCATATTGTATTTATGCAACATTTGATTTTTTGTAATTTCTTTTTCTCTTTTTTTAAGATCACTTAACTCATTTCGGTTCATTCTTTTTTCTTTATTTTTAAGATTTAATAAATATTGCCCCTTGTCCTTTTTTGCTGTTTTGCTTTTTTGCAAAATTTCTTCTTTTTCCTTTTCATATTGGTTTTTAATAGCAGGGTACATTTTTGATAATTCAATATTATTGAAAGTAGAAGACTTATCATTGTATCTTACACGTACACCAATATTTTTATCTTTCATAAATTGTGGCTTGTTATCACCATGCAAATTATTGTATCTTGCTTGTTTTCTTTTTTGCCATTTTGAAACATATGGGTTTCTTTTAAGGGCTTTTGATACTTTATGTGAGTAATTCACACGTGTAGCAATGCTACCTTTTGATACACCTGATGTGCAACTGTTTTCATTGTATACGTGGTTATATTTCATTGTAATGCTCATTTTATTATTGCGTATAATATTTTATATATATTTTCGTTCAATTTTTTAATAAATAAAAAAAAATTATATATATATTATGGTTTTAAAGTTAAAAACACTCATAATGACAGAAAAACCATTATTTGACATACATGATAACTATTTACCAAAAGGGTTTTATTATTATGATATAAAAAAATATACTCAATATAATACTGCTATTGGTTATGTTATATCTGACACAATATTCAGTACATATGAATTTAAAATGTTTACAGTAATAAAGATAATGGCAAAAGCAATATCAAAATTAACACGTCAAACTGAATATGAATATAATATAACAAAATTTAATTCACCATCTAATTCACCTGTAAGACTACCAAAATCATTATCATGTAGTGTACTTCCATACTTGAATGCAAAAAATGTTGTTATTTCAAACAATAATAATAATAACAAATATAAATATAATAAAAAAATAAAAGCGAAATCGAAAAAACAATGTGACGAATGTAGTATATGTTTAGAACCTTGTAGAAATGGACGCTACAGATTACAATGCAAACATATATTCCATAAAAAATGTATAAAGGAATGGTTTAAAACAAATAAATCATGTCCGAATTGTAGAATTAAGTTACCAAATATTAAACTTTGAAATATATTGTATATATATTAATATACAATATAATGATATATTAGGATAAAACAATTTTTTCTTGTATCCATTTGTGAATGTTATTATTTAATGGTTTAAATATTTGATTTATTCCATTTAAAATTGATAATTTGTCTTCCGTTTTTTTGGTATTATTTAATAAATTTAATGTATTTTCCATAATGTTAATATGATAATTATTATATAATTTATTTATATTTATAAATACATCATTAATATCTATATTTTTATCTATATTTTTATAATCATTTTCATTTGTTGTTTGTTTAGATTCGTTGTCACTATTAAAATCTTCATTTTCAGATGATGAAGATTCATTATCACCATATTCATGCTCTGATTCACCGTGTTGTTCATCATCGTATTGTATATCATTTTTTTTTGATTGAATATCTAATAATTGCGTATTATATTTTTCCGGTTCACACAAACAAAGTTTATACATTTCTAATGTATGTTTTAAAGTAATTTTTGTATTATTATATGTTTGAATTAATATATCAATTCCCGTAACTGCTTTACTAATTAACATATCATACAAAATTCTATTATTATTTTTTAAATGATTATAAAAAATCGGAAAACGATTTATTACATTAAATAAAAAATACAACTCTTCTTTATTATCAGCATAATAAGTTCTAACTATCGATTGTTTCCAAGATGGTGATTGTATATATAATATATTGTTATATATAGAAATTTTAGAACCAATTTCACAATGTGAAAGCAATGCCAATTGAAATATCGCCTGTAATGGATCAAGAATTATATCTGATTTTTCCTTACTATGATTTTTATATGTATTTAATAATGAACTCATTAATATATAATAGAATTAAATATTTATATTTAATTTTTTTTTAAAAATATTTTCCTCTTTATTTATATTTGAATTACATGATAGATTGTATTTCATACACCAATTTAAACATCGTTGAATATTTTGTTTTTTTATATTATATATTTTTTCATTGTTATTATATTCTATTAATTGTATTGTATTTATTATATTTTCAATTTGTATTTGACCTAATATAGCGTTTATATCTTCCAATTTATTAATAAAAATATAAGGAAATTCTATATTTAAAATACAAATATTATCAAATTTATTGATGTCCTTTAATATATTGTGAAAAATATCAACAAAATATTTGGTATTAATATTTCTGAATCCCTTACATACAATATATTTTTCTGAATTTGCTGTTCGGCTTGTCTTTGGTTTTGTTATATAAACCGAATCATATAACCCACACAGTAAGAATATTGCATCAACTGTTCCTTTTGAAAAAATATCAAAAATTTTCAATATGAATGTACCCCCCTTTTTTTGTATAGCAATAGCATTTGCAATTTCAGCATAAATTAATTTTGCACACATTATTTCCTGTTTGTTAAAATTTATAGAAAAATCAAACCCACCATCAGCAGTAACTAAATCCATTGTATTTTTAAACTTATTATAACAATATAATAGGTTATCCGGGTTCATTATGTTCCCAGTGCCATCCATACCATATTCAATATTTATATTTGTATTTTTATTTAGATAGGAATAACTTTTTTTCCACCCAGGTATATTTCTATCATTATCATCAATTAATGTCATACCATGATAATTATCTGATATATTATTTCTTAAATAACATAATGCTTCAATAAACCCACCAGGTCCTTCTGCGAGATGAAAACTGTTTAAATTATTTTTTGGTAATTCATGTACTATATTTAATTCATTTAACAATTCTATCATTTTAAAAAACGACCGTGATAATGGTGTATAATTGCAAACAGGTTTATTAATATGTGGTATATTAGTATGTATATATTCATAATTATTGGTGATTTTTTTAAAATTATCCCATGATTTTTTGTACAATTCGATTTTGCCTTTAACTTTATTTAAATAATGATGTAATGAATTACTTATGAAATTCTCATTAATGTTATTATATATTATTATTTTATAAGTTAGTATTGGTATAACTATATTTGGTAATAAAAAAGAATACATTTAGATTAATATATATAATATAAATGTATTTAGATTGATTAATTAATAATTATTTTTAATAGTAATTATTGTTTTAATAGTAATTATTGTTTTAATAATAATTTTTTCTTTATTTTCTTTATTTTCTTTGCTTTTATATTATTATTTTTACCCTTTTTGTCTATCGGAATTTCTGTTTCAACTACATCTGGGTCTTCATTTAATAATATATTATCTAATTCTTCTATTTCATCATTTGATATAAAATTGTTTGATAATTTTTTAGCATCAATACTATGTGTTTTTTTGAAAATGCAATAATTATTCAAAAATGAAATTTTCTTTTCTTCTTCTGTCATATTTGCAGCATCTTTATAAAAGTTATTACTGAATTTTTCATTTTCATCAAGCATATTTTTATATAATACACTAAATGAATCACACGATTTATTTAATCTATTTTTTTTTAATTCTTCTTTCTTTAATAAACTAAAACCATAATCATTCATTAATTGTGTGAAATATTCAAAGTTAACAAGGTATTCTCTAAAATATTTATTAATGGTTTCCTGGTATACATTTATAGAATATCCAATACTTGTATCATCATCATCAAATTCAACAAATGAATATTGTTTTTCAATTTCCCATATTTTTTTATTATTGACATATAATTGTATAGATTCACCCTCTTTTTTATTTTTTAATTTATTGAAAATTTTTTTACCATCATAACATGTTCCGATAAAATACCCACCAACTTTAGTACATTCACTAATATTTCTTAAAAAGTTGTGTAATGTTGATTTATTTTCAAACATATAATGCAATGCAAATTGTATAGAGCTTATATTAAATCCATCCTTACCAACACCATATTGATTATAAACACCCGTGCCCATTTTCGTTTTATCCTTTGGTCCTTTTCCAAAAACTGCATTTGTTACCATTTTCCCTTTATCTGTATATATAGCATCTGTTGATTTAATATTTATGCTTGTATTACCATTGACAAACAATGCTTTTGGCATTTTTTTAAATTTTTTCTTATAGTTTAAATATCTAGCACATACACCATCTAGTTTATTTTCAATATTATCTCTCATTATATCAATTCCAAATATGAATGATAAATTTGCACGTATCCATTTAGGTAGATCACCGCCCTTTCCAACAGCATAATCAATCAAAGTATCGTTTTTATTTGATACTATTTTAATTAATTTATTTTTAACATATAAATTATGAAAATTCCTAAGAGCTACAGTATAACTTTCACCCATATATTTTTTATAATAAACATCTTCCGCTATATTATTTGGTATATCCTTACCAGTTGTGATCATTTCTTCAGTAATTGGGTTATGTATTGTATGCCAATTGCTATTTGCAACATGATATGCATTACCATAATTTTTCTTTCCGCTTTTATATTCTTCTGTTTTATCATTTCTTATACGTAATGGTACCCATCTCCATTTTTCAGGATTGGTTTTAACATACTTAAATTCTACAATTGTATTATCATCAAATACTTCACCTTCTTCAGTAAACATTTTATAATTGTTATGCTTGTCTCGAATCAATTTAATATTACATACATATGCGTTTGGATCATATGGATCAGTTGGATGAAATGGTACAGGTTTATAATCACGTTTATTATCGTATGTGTCGTGTTCAATAGCATCATCATCAATAATCATTTGACATGGGTTTATATATCCATGTTTTTTTTGTGAATATCCAACTCTCAATGTTAGAGTTTTATATTGTATTATATCATCTATTTTTGTTACATTACTACCATCTTCATATAAATTATTAACAATATCCATTTCCGATTCATTCTTAACGGTTGAAACAAGGAAATCAATTGTATTAAACTTTTCTGGTTTCCATTTAAATGATGAATCCCAAGTAATTTTAAAATTTGATATTTCATCATCTTTTTTATTTTGTCCAACACCCAATGATGATGGTGTAAGGATTAATCCGTCTACTTCATAGTCAAATAATCCCATATTTGTTTGATCCAATAATTGTTTGCAACATTCAAAAATGTCTTGGCTTTTATTTGCAATAACGAATGTTTTAACTTCAATATTAAAAGGTGATTTGTCATTGTTTTTAATAACGGATACTGGTTTTATAGATTTCACAACATTTTTTAATAGTGGTAGTCTAAAATTATTTTCAACATCATCGTCATCTAATGGAACAAATTCCAAACTCCTAATATCCTTATTTTTAATATAATATATATCAAAACATGCGAATAAATTAATTCTTTCATTATTATTATCATATATAATATGTTCCCCATCTATTATTGTATTAACTATATCGGTATTATTTGTTTTCGCACCAGTGAATTGAACATTCATATTCATATCAATTAAATATATTAAGCCATTCTCGTGTATATACAATAATTTTCTTTGTCCATCTGCTTTTTCAGTGACAGTGTAATTATTTCTTATATTTGAAACATATGAATTTCCCATATCTTTATTGTCAATTATATTCTCCATCTGTAACGTATATGAACTAGGTCCAATAAAATTACGTGATGATACATATAATTGCTTTGTGTATTTATTTTGATTTTTGGGATTTTTAATATATTCTTCATCGTGTATTACTTTCATATATGAAGTTAAAATCTTATCTGTTATACTATATGGTATTGGATAATATGAATCTTGTAGTCCAGATAATATAATTCTTGATAATTTTTTAATATAATCATTTATATCTTTTACCATTGATTCAACGTTGAATGTTGAATACCTTGAATTAATAGCATTATTATCAAATTCAATTTCAATTTCATACTTTTCAATAGAATCAAATACTTTTGCTTCCTGTACAGTATATTCGGGAATCAAATATTTTTTTTTATGTGATTCTTTTACAATACTCATATCAATTCTAACGGGGAAATTACTATTTTTATATGTTATTCTATTCATATGGCGAAATATTTTTTTGTTATTTCCCCAGTTATTGATAATATTTTTACCGAAATTAGAAGTTTTTAAAATATTATTTTCACTTTGTAGAGAAATTCTAAAATTAAAATCACGATAATCTACTGGTCTAATAGGCTCACCTGATTCGTTTTTAACTTTTGCCTTATTGTATAATTTTAAATCCGATATTTCATTTACATTATTTGTCTTGCAATATTTTTTTATATTGTTTATACCATTAAGTTCGGTTCTTATAGATGACATCATTTTCCCACCGGTTTTATTATTAATATACTCATTTTGGATTTTAAGGATATGATCATCAGATACTTTATTAAAATTATTAGATAATAAATATTCAATCACTTTATAAAATTGTATTTTTGTTATTGTATTGCGTCCAATTGTACCAAATCTTATTTCTAATTCATAATCTGAATTATAATTACCATAAATATGTCTTGAATATTTATCTAATAATGTATTTAATTTCATTTTTTTGTCCGCCATTATAATATATATATATTTATAATCAGATATTATTTAATTATCAATTTTATAATTAATTATATTGTTTCTAAAATTTTACTATATAAATCATTTTTTTTAAATTCCTTTCCATTTGAATCATATACATTAATATTTAATTTTTCACATATAGATAATAAGTCTTTTTTTACATATGATGAGACCGATAATATTTTTTTCTTCAAATTTGTAACTTCAAAGTATTCTTTTAAATAATTACATGCTATATTTCGGACATTACTTAATACTTGTATTATAATTCCCGTTTTATTTTCACATAGGATTATTTCGTCATTTGTATTAAATTTAAAATTAACAAAACAACGTTTCCATCTATAAATTAAATTTATATTGTATAATAAACAAATTGCTTTTACTGATTTTAAATTTAATTTTTTTTCATAAATAATATTTTCTTCAATGTTATTGTATTTTAATTTATATTCTTTTAATAGTTTTTTTTTCTTTCTCATTTCTCCAATGATTTTCAATCGAAATTCCTGTTCTATTGAATATAAATTTGATTTATTGTATTCATATGTATTAAAGTCATTTATATGACAAAATAAAATCCATAAAAGGGGTGATTTTTGTATTGGTTTAAATGTTTCATTTTGATTAACTGTATTATTTTTATTGACTGTTTCATTTTGATTAACTGTATTATTTTTATTGACTGTTTCATTTTTATTTTTTATAACTAATGTATCTAAATTAAATTTTTTTTTTGTATTGATAAACTTATTTAAATTATTATTTGTTAAAGAAATAAGTTTATCATCTAATTGAAATTGTGTTAGTTGTTTTAGTAATGTTGTTGTATATTCTACACTGTAACTAGTATGCGACATTTAATATATTATTACTTGTTTGCTCTTTATTATCTTTATTTAAAGATTTTTCCATATTTAGCTTAAGAATCTCATCTTTTGCAAATTTCTTCTCTTGTTCTTGTAAGTACAAGATATATGTTTTTAATTCTTGTATTGTTTTTTCATCAATAGTACATAAATTAATAAATGTACCATTATTATTCTCACTGATATTAACATCATTTTTTTTATATAATATGTTTAATATTTCTATATGTTTCTCTTTTGGTAATTTTTCAATATCGTTTTTAAGTTGCATTAAGTTTGACATTATAAAAAAATATATATAATTATTTTTAATATGTTTTACATTTTTAATTCTCCAATTACTGATATATATTCATCATTTAATTCAAATCGTGTTCCAATCACCCTCACCTTTATTTTATCATTTATATTAACGCTATTGAAATGATTGCTATTTATATTGTGATCTCGTGAAACAAATAATACAAGGGGTGTTTTTGCTTCATTAATTTCAGCTCTTATACCTGCTTTTGTAATATTTTTAACAACACAATCTATTAACATGCCCTCTACAGGATTACATATCAAACAATTAAATACTACATTCATAATTATTTTTTCACCATCAATTTGACCACTTGAATATGTTAGTATATCACAAGACTTATTTTTAATATAACCTTCAACTATACACTTTCCGGAATAATTATTATTAATAATTTCATTTAAATGTTGCATTAAATTTGCATTTACATATTTAATGTGTATTTGTACTTGTTTTGATAATATTCCCTTATAATAATTTTTAACAATTCTAAGTTTTTTCCTTGGGTTTTTTGGTACATTTACAATTTTCTTATCATCTTCTGATTCTTTTTTCTTATCATCTTCTGATTCTTTTTTCTTATCATCTTCTATTAAAGGTACTACTTTTCCTTTTTCTGGTTCTTTGTTATCAGACGGTTTTGAAGATGTATCGATATTTTGACTAATTTCTTGTATATTTTTAGTGATATTTTGAACACCATCAGAAATATTTTTGGAAACTTCATTTAAAACATCTAATACATTTGATGATTTTGGATTTTGCATACTCATATTATATAATATATAATATGATTATAAAATCAATTTTAAGTTAAAATATTACATAAATATTGCCTTATCATTTGATAAATACCATATTTTTCCTTCCTTTCTAACGTGTTGCCAAAAACGTAGAATAAATTCTTGTTCAATACAAATCTCAATTTGTGAAATATTTCTTGTATTATCTGAATTATAATGTAATTTATTGACTATTTTATTATATTTTTTAATTGACTCATCCTTACCAGATTGATCGCATCTAGCACCCTTATTTCGTTTTTCACCTAAATTTTTAAGTTTAAAAACCATAATATTGTTCCTCACATTATATGTAAATCCAAGATATTGGTTAAATAAATTTTTATCCGGTTTTAATGTTTCAATGACATTCTTAAAATCATTAATATCTTCATTTGTACCTTCTACTATATCATTTTTATCAAATAACATTAATACACCTTTATTTTTTTTTTCCGTATATACAGCTTCAACAATAACATTGCCATCTTTAAAAGAAATTATTTTTTCATCTAATATATCTTTAACTTTTAATTCATTTCCATCTAAATTATCTTTTTTTTCATAATAAATATAATGGAACAAATCAATCCTTTCTTTAAACAGTAGATTATCGATTATTTTTTCTAGCAACAATTTATCGATTATTACATGTGATATATTATAATTCTTGTTTAATCTCTCTCTTACAAATCCAAAATAGTTATAGATATTTTTATCCCCGCGTTTTATTTTATTTAGTTCTTTTGAAATATATATTTTTTGATTGATGTCATTCATAATATTATTTTGATTTATAATCCTTTCTTTTTTCATAATATTATTTCCCTTTTTAACACCTTTGATTTTCGTTGGTATTTTATATTTTATTGTATTGTTTTTATACAAAATTGGTGTTCTACGTTCAAACATCGGTATTGTTTTATTATTTAGTTCATTTGGTTGATAAATATATAACTTTCCAATATTTATTAAATTTCCAGGTCTATCATACATATCATAAATTGTTTGGTTTTTATCTTCCAATAATTCAGTTAATGCATAATTAATTTGAATATCGGGATATTCTTTTATTAAATTGATTTCTGTTGATAATTCTTCTTTTGTATAAATATATTTTTCTTTCATTAATTGTTTAATAATTCTTATTATTTTATCAACATTCATTATAATATATTGTTCATTATAAGAACTCATATCAACATTCATGTCATTCAACTTTTTATCAGGTATACATGAATAGACACAACTTTCCAAATAATCACATTCTGACGTATATGGTTTAACACCAACATCATATTGGATGGTTTTATTATTCGACAGACGCTGTATAATTTTTTGATTCATTTTTTCAACCGTGAAATTATTTTGACCACTATTCAAAATACAATCTACTGCGTTTTGTTTTAATACTCGACTTATCTTACCAATCTGCAATGCTTTATTTTCAGCGACTCTATACACATATAAATCAACAGATTCAATTTCTTCTTCTAATAATGTTGCATGCAAATATAACAATGTATTTCTCTCTTCAAAGGGTAATAACTTATGACTACAATTCCGTATAGCACGTCCAATAATTTGTTCTATTCTATTCATATTATACCATGGTTCAAGAATATGCAGTTGTCTTATATTAGTAAAATCAAGACCTTCTGCACCCGCCATAGAAATCATAACAACTTTAATATCTTCACCATTCTTATTCGTTTCATTTGTAATTTTTTTTATTTCATCAATATTATTTGGTGAGAATCCTAAATTACCTGTTATCATACTATATTTTGCTTGCTTAAATTTCTTATTTGGATATTGTTTTTTAAATTCAATCCTCGGTAATAGTGTTGTTGCATCAATCGGTTCATGTTGTTTGTCTTTAAATAACGATGTGCGGCCATACCGTGAAAACCCGAGTTCTTCCAATGCCAATGCCATAGGAACTAAACCACCATCAATATATTGTGAATATATTAATACTACACCTTTTGAGTTTGCTATTTGATTGCATATTGACATTATTTTAGTACTATATTTATGTATTTCATTTTTAGAAAAAAATCCTTCATGACCTTTTTTATATGTATAATTTTTTTTAACAATTGGTTGTCCTGATTCTTCATAACTCACTATATTATTTAACCCTCTTTTCCCAACTAATTTTGATATATCAAATTTTGTTTTTGATGTATCTTTTAATTTATCAAATTGAGAATTTGGATAAACAATATTTAAGGCTTCAAGTGGTCGTTGTAATAAAGAATAACCAAATGTATTCATATTTTCAAAACTTAATAATTTCTGATTGGATTTATTATTAATTTTTTTCCCAATTTGTTTTAGAATATAATTATATACCTTTTTTTGATATGAACCAATTTTATTTAAGAATACATCAATATGTTTAATCGGTTGTATTATTTCTTTTTTATTCATTTGCAATCTTGGATAATTATAATTTAAAAATGAATTTTCGGGTGAAAATATTTTTGGATATATTCTATAAGGAAACGTATATGGATTACCACCTCTTAAAAATGAAACATATCCTCTACATTTTCTTAAAAAAAGTTCTTTTCCAACTTCTTTCCCTCCAACAACTTTAAAATTACCCTTTTTATCGAAAATATCCTTTATATCAATAGTAAATCTATTATCATTTATATTCATTAAATTTATTAGCCATATTATTTCCTTGTAATTATTATACATTGGTGTTGCGGATAATAAAAGCAATCTCATATTATCCACATTTGTAACTAGATTGTATAATTCTTTTGCAACCTTTTTATTATTATTATCTTCGCTTACTCGAATATTATGAACTTCATCAATTATAATAAGTCTATTATTAAAAAATTTATTTAGTCTTTTCTTTTTTAATTTTGCTTTTTTTTTATCACTAATATTTGCATCGATAGTTGATTTTTTTTTTATAAAATTTGAAAATTCAACATAACCCATAAATAGGTATGCTGAATTAATAATTTTGTTCACTTGTTTTATTATCCTTTTTTTCTCATTTTCAATATTTTTATTGACAATCTTGTTTATTTTAATTGGGTTTATTTCATTAATAAACTTGTTACCTGTACAAGAATTTAAATTCCATTCATTATTTATATATTTTAATTTTCGTTCATCAAATAATTGTAATTTAAAATTTTCTTGAACATTTGGTGATGCAACAACGATAATCCTTTGAGTTATATTCATTTGATTCATGTAATCACGCATTTCTTCAGCTATTGTTATTGCCGAACAAGTTTTTCCAGTACCAAGGCCGTGATATAAAAGAAGGCTATTGTATGGTGTTTGTGAAGATAAAAAATTTCTTACAAATATCTGGTGTGTATTTAATTCAAATTTTGCATTACATATTATATCTCCTTGTTTTGTTGCATCTTCAATAGAACCATTATATTTTGTATCATAAAACTCTTTTTTTTGAGATATTTTAACATTAAAATTTGGATCATTGTATGATGGATATAACATATAATAATTATCGTCCAATGCATGTGTTTTTGATTCAATTACTTCTTTTTTTTTTAAAAATACGTTCATTGCTTTTTCCATTTTCCCTTCTTCAACATTTTCATATTTTTTATATTCATTATTAATTTTATTTATGTGTTTATCCATTATATATATATTGTCTATTTATTATTATTTTTATACATAAATAGAATAATTTTTTAAAATTGTATTAACTTGAGTAAGCACCTGTTTTTTTTCTAAATTATATTCTCTTATTACATCTAATGCATCATTAAAATATTTCCATTCCAATGTACTTACTTCATTTTTTTGAAATTCGTTTTCTGGTAATACGTTATTATGCATGAACGCTATAAAATATTTGTGTTTATATGATTTGTAATTGGAACCGGTAAATATTTCTTCTATCGGCAATATATTTTGAATAATTTTAATGGATTCTTTTGAATAACCTGTTTCTTCTTGAAATTCTCTAATCGCGCATTTTATATCTGGTTCCTGATAATTTCGTCTACCTTTTGGAAATCCCCATTCCGGTTGTTTCCATTTATACTTGCATTTATTTAATAAAATTTCTAAATTATAAAAACCTTTTTTATTATTGAAACCATTTTTTAATAGGTTAAATTTTTTCTCTGATTTTTTCTCTTCACCCCTATATTGTATCCCGGTGTTTGCACCCCATAAATGGTTCCATAAAAAATTAAATGATTTTGTTTTTATAATATTTTTTTCATATTCGGTCATTTCATTTAATATACCTACTATATATTCAGGATCCATTATTGGATATTTTCCACGTATAAAATCAACAAACCCCAATGTATTTTTTCGACAAATTAATAGATATTGCAATCCATCATTACTTGGTCTAAAAACAATTATACCAACACTTGTCACAGGATTTTTACATTTATGAAAAGCATGTCCATTTTTACCACAATTATTACAAAAAGAAAAATTATTAGCAATATTCATTTCTATATGTTATAAAATATTTGTTTTTATATTATTTCATTATAATGGAATTAGATCCTAGTGTTTGGGGACCACATTATTGGTTTGTATTGAACACAATTGTATTACATTACCCAAAAAGGCCAAATAAAAGCATTAAGAAAAAATACTACAATTTAATACAAAATGTTCCTTTATTTTTACCAAATATGAATATTAAGAAAAAATTTAATGATTTATTAAATGAATTCCCAGTTTCACCATATTTAGATACAAGAGAGAGTTTTACTAGATGGATCCATTTTATTCATAATAAAATAAATAAATCTATGGGTAAGAATGAACTATCATTATCTTGTTTTTTGAATAATTATTATAAAAACTATAAACCAAAAAGTACTATAATTAAAGAAGAAATTAAAAAGAGGAAAAAATATATTTATTTAGGGATTACAATATTGATATTAGGTGTAATATATTATTTAAAAGATAAATAATATTTATAATCTAATTATATAGATGCCTGTATTATATGGTGGAAAACCAATTGCAAGTGGTGGTTTTGGGTGTATATTTTACCCCGCATTATCTTGTAATAATGAAAAGGGAAAAAAGGATCATGTTAGTAAACTAATGTTGAAAGATACAGCAAATGAGGAATATTATATATCGAAAATGATTTACGATGAACTTAAAAATATAAAACAATTTAAAAAATATTATTCAATAGATAATCAAGAACCATGTACTCCAACAATAATATCAAAAAAGGATCTTGTAAATTTTAACGAAGAATGCAATAATTTGTTAAAATATGATATAAATAAATCAAATATAAATAACAATTTGGATAAATTATCTATAATTAATATGCCATATGAAGGAAAGGATTATGATAAATGGATACATGAAAATTATAAAAAAATTAATATGAAACAAATGGTCAAGTTTCATAATGAAATAATTCATTGTATAAAAAATGCTATTATACCAATGAATAATAATACCATTTATCATATGGATATTAAGGATAGTAATTTAATGTATAAAAACAATAGATTTAAAATCATTGATTGGGGATTAGCGGCAAAAATGGCAAAAAATAGTGATGAAATACCAACTATTATAATAAGTCGCCCATTACAATTTAATTTGCCATATTCTGTATTGTTATTAAACAATTCATTTGATGCGTTTTTATTAAAATATGTAGAGAGAATTCAAAATAAAACATTTGATAATATTAATTTTTATAATATGGGAAGGGATTATTACAATTATTTCATATCCAAAAATAGTGATGGTCATATTAAATTTTTAACCTATATATATGATATTATACATCCCGGGACAAATAAAGATTTAGTTAAAAAAAAGGTACTCCATATTATTGTTATTTACATAACAAATGTGTTGAGAGAATATATTAAAATTAAAAATAATAAGATAACGTTTGATAAAATAAATTTTGTTAAAAATATATATCTACATAATGCGGATATTTTTGGCTTATTAACTGTATTATATAATTACTTTGAATTGGATATATTTTCTAATATTAAAAATAAACGATTAAGGTATAATTATAAGAATGCAATGATAAAAATAGTTGACGAATATTTATTTTCACCAAAATTTGCAATTAAAGAAATTCAATTGGGCGAATTGGAAAATAAATTTAAAAAAATAAACTCTATTTTATCAAATAAAGAAAAAAAAACACACCGTATACATTCAAAAACAAGTAAACATAAGAAAACGGTTCGTTCTTATTAATTTAAAATAGTTAAATATATATATTATGAAATTTGAATTTATTATAATAATGGTAACTGGGTTTTTAATTTTTAACACATATCACGATGGTAGGTATTTGAAAATATTAAAATCGTGGAAAAAATATTATCAAATGGGTTTTATCGGATTTTTAGGATTATCATTGTATATTTTTATTAAAAAAAAACCAGGCCAGATAAAGCCATTACTTCGTCATGCAACAGATTTAATTAAATATATGCCAATAGACAAAAATTCAACCGAATTTATAAATCCATTGATGAAAATTACAAGTAGTTCGTTTATTGGTGGTGATAATGATAATAAAGAATATCAAATGGATCAACGCATTACTACGTCGGGTTATAACAATAAGAAAAAACGTAGTGTAAGTGAAACAAAAAAAAAATTTGTCGCGTCAAATCAGAATTGGAAATGTAAATTATGTAACAAACAATTAAATGCATGGTTTGAAGTTGATCATACTATTAGTTTAGAAAATGGTGGTAATAATAGTGTGGAAAATTTAAGGGCATTATGTAGAGAATGTCATGGTGAGAAAACGGCATTTGAAAAATTTGATTAATATATAGGTATATCTTCGATATAAATTTGTAATATCATTTCGATATAAATTTGTAATATCATTTCGATATAAATTTGTAATATCATTTCGATATAAATTTGTAATATCATTTCGATATAAAATTGATTTATTTTATTTATATTTTATATTTTATAATTAGTAAATAATAATGCAAGCTATTAATTATAAAATCGCTTTGATTGGACATACTAAAACCGGAAAAACCAGTTTTATTAAAAATCTATTACATGGGGTTTATAATAATACGAAACCTACAATTGGCGTAGAAGTATATCCATATGATATAAAATATAAAAATGTAACGTATAGGCTTCATTTTTGGGATTGTGCTGGTGATGAACGATATTTGGGATTGGGTAGCGAATACTTGTTAGATAGTGATATGATATTGATTTTTAAAGATATTAATAAAAATAATAATATTTTCGAAAAATTGGTACCAGAAAACACATCATATAATTATATTTCATACGAAAATGAAAATAGTATAATGCCTATTCTTGAATTAATAAAAAATAATTTATTTGATTAGATATCAAATTCTGAAATAAATAATATAAAAATGTATTATATATAATGAAAAAAATTATTTTAGTTAACATATTATCTATTATAGCTATAATAATATTTTTTTTCTCAAATAATTTAATCAAAAATGATACATATGATATAGTTAAAAATACATTATGTTTATTAGGTATATTTAAACTTTTGTATATGAATGGTTATTATTTTCAAAATGCATGGTCCAATATAAAAAGGTTTGCATTAGAATATGGGTTATTAATGATTGTTATTATTAGTATTGTTTTTATAATGTCCAATATAACAGATTTGATGGTAACAAGTAATATAATGAAAACAATAATTAATATATTTTTATATGGTGGAGGATTTTTTTTGATATATACGTTATATAATTTTCTAACCAATGGCGGTGTTAATAGTACGTTGGGTAATAATATATTTAAAAATGTTTCTGGTAATATATATAATTTTATAAAATCTTTAAAATCTAAAAGTGGTCTATTGGTTTTAATTGAAATTGTGCTAATAACATTATATTTCATAGTACCACATATAATGAGTAAGATTAGTAATAATGGTGCTATAATATTATTGGGTAATGAACCAATGTATTTAAATAAAGAGCATAGTATTGGTACTTATGAAAATTTGCATAATAATAATAATGATAAACATATTTATAATTATACGATAAGTTGCTGTTTTTATATAAATCCACAATATTCCACAATTCAAAAATCAGGAAAGAATTTTATTAATATTATCAATTATGGTAATAAACCAATAGTGCAATATGATAATAAAACCAATAGTTTATTTATAAAATCGATTAATAATGATTCAAACGAGAATATTATTTTAAAAAAATGGGATGTCCCACTTCAAAAGTGGAATAATTTGGTTGTTCAATATAATAATGGATTAATTGATATATTTATGAATGGTGATATAATAGTATCTAAAAAAAACCAAATTCCATTTATGAAATATGATAAAGTTGTTATAGGTGATAATAATGGTTTAGAAGGTGGTATTAAAAATGTTAAGTATTATCCAAGAAATTTAAGATTAGATGAAATTAAAATGAAGGCAAAATATTGCAATTAATTTAATAATATTATATTTAAAATTTCTTTTAATATAATATAGCAAATATGATTTTAGCAACTATATTATCAATTATTGTCGTAGTAGTTATAATTTATTTATTATTTCAATTGTTTAATAGTAATAAAGGAAAATTAAGTGATAAAATGCCCGGGAATCAAGAAAAGATAATTAAACCAAGCAGTTTAAGTAGTTATAGTAATAGTAACAATTATACATACTCAATATGGTTTTATATTGATAATTGGAATTATCGATATGGTGAACCAAAAATTATTTTAGGAAGTTTGGATTCTAATAAAAATCCAAGTCCATCTATTACATTGGCGCCTATGCAAAATGATATTAATATATCGTTAACGTGTTATCCAAAAGATAAATCCAAAAAACATATCATACATACTTGTACATTGGAAAATGTTCCATTGCAAACATGGAGTAATTTAGTCGTTAGTTTGGATGGGCGTTCATTAGATGTTTATTTAAATGGTAAGTTAGTTAAAACATGTGTTTTGCCTGGTGTCGCAAAAATTTCAACAAATGCAAAAATACATATTACTCCGGGTGGTGGTTTTTCTGGTTATACTAGTCATTTAGAATATAAATCGAAATCATCAAATCCAAGCGAAGTTTGGCAAATATATAAAAAAAATGCAAGTATAGCAAATGGAGGTTTAGCAAATGCTGCAAGTAAATATAAAGTTAAGGTAGCATTAATGGATAATAACAAAGAAGAAAAAAGTTTTCAATTTTAAATTAGTTTAATTTGTCTTGATATAGTATATAGAAATGAATACATTATATAATCCGTCTGGAATATCATCTGCAATTAGTCCATTAGATACATTTGATACTGAATTTCGACAGCCAGGAATGTTTCGTGAAAATTCAAATTTTTTATCAGCGAATTCTTTTATAGCAAAATTAGGATTTTTATTATTAATTATTATTATATTTCTTTTTTTATTAAAAATAGGAATTAATATATTGGGCAATGTATTTGGTGTAAAAGAAAATCCAATTCTTGTGGATGGTATGATTGATTCGCGTAATTTTATGGTTATACCACAAGACCCAAAAAAAGCAAATTCAATACCAATAGTACGTTCTGTTAATAAACAAGATGGTATTGAATTTACTTGGTCCGTATGGATAAATGTTGACGACTTTAGTTATAAAAATAATCAATATAGGCATATTTTCCATAAAGGTAATGATAACTTACATTATGATGGTGACCAAATTGGTATGAATTTTCCAAATAATGGACCCGGTGTATATTTAGCACCAAATGATAATAAACTCATTGTAATTATGAACACATTTAAAAATATCAAAGAAGAAATTGCTATACCAAATATTCCTGAAAAAAAATGGTTGCATGTTGTTATCCGAAATAATCAAAATAAATTAGATGTTTTTATAAACGGTACTTTGGCAAAAAGCCATTTATTAAGTAGTGTACCCAAACAAAATTATGGTGATGTTTATGTTGCTATGAATGGTGGATTTATGGGTAATACGTCATCGCTTCGTTATTATAATTCTGCTTTGAATATTTTCAGTATTAAACAATTGACATTAAGTGGTCCAAATCTCAATCCCGTATCAAATAAAGGTAGTGCAAAAAAGCAAATAAAACCGGGGTATTTTTCAATGAGATGGTATTTAAGCGGCAATGAAGATAGTTATAATCCTTAAAATTATATTTAATAAGTAATTAAATATAATTATCTATGTTTAGGTTTTCTACACATATCCAATGTTGGGTAAAGTTTGTTTGAAGTGCATTTATTTTGATTGTCTACACGAGTACAACTTCTATATCCATTTTCTTCACCAATATAACAATAATTACCTGCTTTTTTAGTTGAATTCATTTTTGTTCTAGTTCTTAACTTATCGTTATAAATTTTATTATTCATTGTATTTTGTTTAGCTCTATCTGTTAATTTATTATTTAAAATATTTATATTACTTTTCATTGATGTTCGGAATATATCAACTTTAAAAAGTTTAGCCAAATATTCGAATATTTTACCAAATATATTTTGGATAATATTTTTACCTGTTTGTACATGATAATAATAATTTGTTCCTAAAAGTATAATAATACAACCTATAAAAAAATATTTGATAAATCCAAACGGTGTTAAAGAACTTGATGTATTATCTTGAATAATAGAATTTATATCATTACTACTATCAGTATTTGATATACTTGAAGTTACATTATCAATATCGCCAGTAATAAGCTGAAAATCTGTTTTTATTGTATCATTATTTGATGCACTACTTACACTACTGGATACAGTATCCGCTACACCACTTACACTATTTGATACACTGCTTACACTACTGGATACAGTATCTGCTACACCACTTACACTATTTGATACAGTATCATTAATTGTTTTGACAGTATTCTTTATTGTATTTGAAATTGTGTCAATAAATGATGTTGGTTTATTTGTGAGAACAATATCTTTATCTAATGGGTCTTTTGTTATAATATTATTCATAAATTTTATTATATAATATAATATTATTTTATTAGTAATCAATGATAAAAAAAAAAATTATAAAAGTACCAAGTGATAAAAAAAATGGAGAGATTTTGAATAATGAAAAAAAAAATAATAAAAAGGGGGATAATTATATAATAAAAAATGATAATATGCATATTGTAAATATAGATGATGGTGTTAATATGAAACAACGAATCATGTGTTGTGGGAAAAGAATTCTAATTAGAAGAATATCATTATCATGCATTGGATTATTGGGATTATTTGTAGTTGATGATTTTATTAATTATATTAATGTGTCTATAGTAATATTTATAGTTAGTTTATGTTTATTTTGGAATTTTCCAAAATTAATTATATTTACAAATTCAAAACCATTTTATTATGAAGATTTATTTGTTGATACATCACATATTAGATTATTGGATATAAATCCTAAAATTAAAAATAAGTTTGAGAATATTTTTGATTGTACATTAATAATTACAAATTCTTTATTTGTATCTGCTTTATCAGACTATTGGTTATATAAAATAAATGATAATGATAATTATTTTGTTATTATAGGAATAACCGGTGGTATACTTAAAATATTCCAATTTATAAATCAGGTAAGTGGGTATTTTTTATTACATATAATACGATATAATATAATGAAAAATATTAGAAAAAAAAAACGATTGTTACAAATGAAAGAATTTGAAAAATCAATGGAGGAAGCATGTATTGAATTACATAATGTTAAAATACTTGTTAGTGAAACTAATAAATAAAATATACATACTTGATACTATTGTACATAATATTCCTCCCCATATACTATCCATTAAAACCATATGAAATGTCCATTTTTTAAATAATGCGTAATTTGTTAATTCATATATTGAATAAATCGAAAATCCTAAAAAAAAAGCATTTAATAATTGTGGTAATATATATGCATAATTTGTTATTTTATCAAAATTAATATTTTTAAGTACAAAATGATGCAATGTAGAAAATAATATAATGTAAATAAAAAATATTGGTATTAATAAATAATCCTTACGAAGACGTATATTTTTTGTCATATTCGTAAAATATTTTGATACACTCATTAAATAAAATATATCTATTATAATAAACATTATAATTCCAATTACAAACTTACCTAGTGTTATTAAGTATTTATTTTGTTTTAAAACCCCTAATGTATTTTTTATCATATATAATTATACAATATTATTTAACTTGTTCTAATTATTTAACTTGTTCTAATTATTTAACTTGTTCTAATTATTTAACTTGTTCTAATTATTTAACTTGTTCTAATTATTTAACTTGTTTTAATTATTCACTCTCATATCCAATTAAACTATTTACAAGTTCCATTTGTCCCAATGACCTTTTAACTTTGTCTTTTTTTGTACTATGAAATAAATAATCTGTTTTAGGTGCAATTTCATTTTTTTTAATTTCACTATATATTTTATTAATATTGCTAGTTATAATATTAATTTCATTAATATTTTTTTTATTAATTATTTTTGTTTCTATTGAAATTTTTTTACAAAGCAGTGATATTGCAAAATAAACTATAAACCGTCTTTTTTTCTTGGAACCACTTGTATATCTGATACTAAATAATGAAAATAATGCATCTATTATTTTTGTTAATAATTTGTTATTTTTTTTGGTTTTTTCATTAAATATAATATCCCAAATAATCCATATAATATCCGTTTGGTATTTTTCTTCAACTGTTACAAATATTCTTCGTTCACAAATACATTTTTGTTTCTGTTTTTTACATTTTGTCTCAAATGCTATTATCCATTCAAACCAATAACATGCCATAATTGTATTTCCTGTATTTAAATTATAAGATAGTTCATTTATAGCAATAAATAACTCTTTTGGGTCTTCTGTTTGAAATATATCATTTGCATAAGACATATTTGGTGCTTTTAATTTTTTTTGCAATACTGTTAGGTCAAAATTAGAATTGTCTATTTTAATTTTATCTAGAGAATGTGATACATTTGAATATGATAAAACGCATATTAATTCAGTGAATAATTTCCGGACAGTTTCATTATTTCTCATATCTAGTTCATTTGTATACCTGTATTTTGAAATTATTTTTTTAAATTTATTATATTTCATATTGACAAATATACATAATTTAGGGTTTGCTTCATGTACATGTTTTCCTATATATAGAATAATAATTTCCCAAATATCTAAAAACTGTGAAGAACAAATTAACTCGCAACACCAATAACAAGACCTTTCTATATTTTCATTTATTAAACTATTTAATAATGCTTTTTTAACTTGAGTTTTTTTATAATTTGAAAACGTTATAGTTTTAAAATCGTCAATGGTTCTAATGTCATTTATTTCGCTCTGATTCATATATTTATCAAATAATAATAATATGAATCTTAAACATTATATTTATCTTATGTACTTACCAACACGAGCAAATGAATCTACTACAAAAATAATAAAAACACCTAAAAAACTATAAAGAACTAATTCCTCAGAAACATAATCGGTTCTTTGATCTTTTTGTTCTTCTAACATTAAAATCATTTCGTTTATTTTTTCTAATAACATATCATTTGTTATATATGGTTTAGATGCGGATTTTGAATAATAATTGGTTGTCATGTTATTTTCATTATGTTTTTGATATTGGTGATTAACATGTTCAAAATTTTTAGGTTTTATATTATTGTCATTATCGTTCATTATTAATTTTGTTTCATCATTTTTTTTTGTTAATTTGGGTGCTGTCATTGGTTCAAAATTTGACAAACTATTTGATTCATCAATAGAATCAAAATTATTTAAATTTTGAACAGCTTGTTTCATTTTATGTACATGACGTCGTTTTTTAATTGTTTTGTTATATATATTTTTTTTTTCATGTGTTTGTTGATTATTAAATGGTGCTGCATTAAATGCTAAACTAGACATATATATTTATTGTTATATAAATATTATATTTTAATTCAAAAATTATATTTGTATTATATATAAAATGGTTCAATTTAAAACAATTACTATGTTATCATTATTGACAATATTAGTGTTAAAGGATGTTTTGTTGGTTAATTTCAATAATAATTTATTGGGAAAAATATCACTCATTGCATTAACTGTATATTCTTTCTTTCATAATAAAATGGTTGGTGTTGCATTGACATTTTTATATGTTATATTATCATTGAATATTGTTGAGGCTATGGAAAATAAAAAGGAAACAGAGATTGATGATAAAGATAAAGGGGAAACAGAGGTTGATGATAAAGATAAAAAGAAACCAATAAATGGTATGGATGATTGGCGTAAAAAAAATTGTAAGAATAAAACACTTTTGCTAAATGGTACACCTATTAAAAAGGATCCTAAAGATTTTTCTACATTTTTAAAAAAACACTTTAAAAATCAATTAACATTTGATAATAAAAAAGCAGATTTATGTAATCCATGTAATGTTAAGTGTAATGATTATACTGTTTCAACAAAATCTCAACCAAAAGAATTAACTAATTTAGAAAAAAAGCTTAAAATATAATACTAAAATAATCTAAATATTTTTTTCCGATATGTCTTTATTTTTAACATTTTCTTTATCATAATCGTTTCCCTCTTTTTTTATTTTTTCAATATCGTTTGTCTTATTTTTAATAATACGGTTCTCTTTGGGTAGCAAATATAATAAATCACAATCACAATCGTTTTTTTTATTTATTTTTATATTAATTCTTCTTAAAAACCCAAAATTACGTTTTATTATTATATTTGTAAATTTATACATATAATATATTATTAATAATACATTATATAAATAATCATAAAGATATATTAATTACCACCTCTTAATCTCAATACCAAGTGTAATGTTGATTCCTTTTGAATATTATAATCAGATAGTGTTCTGCCATCCTCCAATTGTTTGCCTGCAAAAATCAGACGTTGTTGGTCTGGGGGAATACCTTCTTTATCTTGGATTTTTTGCTTAACGTTTTCGATTGTGTCGCTTGGTTCAACATCTAATGTGATTGTCTTACCTGTTAATGTCTTTACGAATACTTGCATATGATTAATTATGATATTATTTTTTTATATTTATTTTATATATATATATATGCAAACAATTATATTGATCATAGTATTAATTATATTAATATTATATGTTTTAAGAACTACAAAAGAACAATTCGTCATAAAAAAATATACTCGTCCTCTAATTCGGAAAGTGAAACGGTTTTTCACAATTAAATAAATCGTCATTGTGTTTTTGTTTATGTTAAATATGTCGCCTTGAATTTTGTTATCAAATCTTGTGGTATTTGATTAAAATCAATTATTTTTGTATTTCTATCAAATCTCTCTTTTGCTTCTATATCTTCTTCTAATGTTTTATAGAATTTTTCTTTGTCATTCCAATATTTTTCGGCTGTTTTTGGTCCACATTTTTTAAAAACACCCGGTATATTGTCACTTTTATCACCCATTGCTATTTTCATAAACAGGTCTTTTTCAGGATTACCAGACCATTTCTTACTATCAGTTAATTTTTTATATTTTAAATTGTAAATTTGTACTCTTTCATTCGAAAGTTGCAAATAATCCATATCACTTGCAATTATATATATCATATTTTCTTTGTTTTTTAATAATTCTTTAACGGTTAATGCAACACAATCATCGGCTTCTAATTCGTCCATATAAATAAGTTTTTTAACACCGGATTGTTTAAGAATATCTGTTTCATATGTCAGTTTAAAGAATGGGCCACCTTTAAAGTTATCATAGTTTCTAGTACCTTTATACTTTGAAATATATTTGTTTCTCCATATTTGTTCCCTGGGACAATCTTTAAAATATAATATTGATGGGTCAATAATTTTTAATTTCTTTATTAAATCATTTATCTTTGTTGAAAATGTATGTAAATATTTTTCAACAAATTCTTTTTTTTCAATTGGTTCGTCAATTGGTTCATCTTTATGTGCATTTTTCCACCACATCATTAGTGCATAATACCTATAGAAAATATAATAACTACCGTCAATTAATATATAATTTGTCATTTTATAAAGTATATATTAGTTTATAAAAATCAATTTTATATCTAATTTATTAAATATGCGGTTATAAAAAATACACTCATAATTTGAGTTAAATTTATTATTTTGAATAATAGATTATGATTTTTTGCAAATGTAATAGTGACACCACTCTGTGACGCAGGACCACTGTATCCGATTGTAGTTTGTGTTATTGCTGAAAACCATAACCAATAAAATAAAGAATTTGTTGGGGGCATCCCCTTTCCCAATCCTACTTTATCACTTACATTTGGATAATGTGTCATAAAATAGTCTTGCGACCAATAAATCAATGTGAATATAAGTGTTGAAATTAAATGTAATTTTAAAAATGAAAAGGCTTTATTTGATTTTATTAATAATTTGTGAAAAATCATTATGTATATATATATTATTCTACTATTTTAATAAATATATATGAAATTCACGAACCACTATTTGAATCATCATCACTATTTGAATCATCATCACTATTTGAATCATCATCACTATTTGAATCATCATCACTATTTGAATCATCATCACTATTTGAATCATCATCAGATAAATATACCTTAACATCAATACTTTCATGGGTTGTATTTATTGTATAATCATTCGTATCAGGAAACATTTCTTTTATCGCTTTTTCAAAGTTTTCAACATATGTTGTATTGTAACTTAATTTTTGTGCTGTATTATCAAATATTGCCATTGCAAGTTCTATTTTGCAAAATGATTTTGATAAAGATAAATCAAATTTGTTTAATAATTTATTTACATAAGTTATTTCACCGACACCAAATGATTTTGTTTCTTTACAATTTGTTTCTAAAATATTAACTATATCGTTAACTAAAGATTTTTTATCATTTTCATCCAATCTATCGATAATATTCTTTGGTTCTACTAAAACTTCTAAAATATATTTTGAACATTCTTGAAATTTATTATAAAAAAATTTATTAAAAAAATTATAATATGTATTTTGCTCTTCTTTACTCAATGTTCCTACTATGCCAAAATCAATAATACCTAATTTATGTTTATAATATGATTTATTATTTTTAGAAATTGGTTCTTTAATAAATAACATATTGCCTTGGTGCAAATCACCATGGTATACTCTATCATACATAATGCATTTTAGTCCAAATTTTGCTAATAAATAAGAGTATTTATCTTTATCTATATTTTTAATATTATTTAATGTTTCACCTTCAATATAATCCATAACAATTATATCATTATCACTATGTGTATAATTTTCATATAATTTTGGAACAATGATATAATCTATATTTTTATTTGCTTTATATATCATATCAATATTTTTAGCTTCTTGTACAAAATCACTTTGAATTATCATTAATTCTTTATTTTCATTAAAAATTTTATTCAATTGTAAGTTCTTACAAATATTATAATTACTTATATCATTTATAACATATTCAATATCATTCAAAGCAGAAGTTAGTTTATCCAATATATTTTTTCTTTTCACTTTTATAATTACTTTTTTATCATTTAATACCCCTTCGTATATAACAGATATTAAACCCGACTTTATTGGTGTTTTATTTTTAATAATAAATTTATCATTATATTTATTACTTATGTTTTTTATAGAATCAAATAAATCAACCTTTAACTCAGAGTCGTGGTATGGTACATTATCTGTGTATGTTGATAAATAATCAATTGTTTCATTGTCTAGTAATTCAGAGTTACTAGATAGGGCCTGTAATATTTTTATATAAAATAAATTATCATTTGCTAAACTTGTTGCTACATTCCGTATCATATAGTTAATGTTGCCTGTAATTTTATACTTGCAATATTCATATAATAGTAATAATTTTGTTTTAAATAATAGTAAGTGCTTATTCATAATTAATAAATAGATAGATATATATTTATTAATTTAAACTGGTTAAATTTTCAATAAAGTTTTTAAGCCGAAAAAATATTTTTTTCATCATAAACCCCATTACATTTTCCATATATATGGGTAATTCTTCTTTGATGTCATAATTAAACATGTACTGTAATTGAATTTTGTGTTTATTTATTTTTTTAATAAACAAATTTTCGTATTTTGTTTCTATTTTATCATATTTTGAACTTATATTTTTATCTAAATTATATTCTTCATCGTTTGTAATAAAAGATATAGATTTATTCTCCTTATTTTTAATAATTTTTGTTTTTGTATATAAAAATTTCTTTTTTATACCAACTTCTTTGCCAATTGATTTAAATAAAAACATTACATTAGCTTCATTCTTATTTATTTTATTAATATGTATATTATCAAAGATGTCTTTATTCAATTGAAATAAAATATTATAGATTTTTAAATTTATCAATTTTTTTAAATTTATTTTTGAATTTTCACATTCAAATGCAATATAAAATGTATTTGTTTTTTTATCTTTTTGTAATAAAATATTTTCCCTATTACATAATGTCGTTAGTTTTATATCACAAGTTTTATATTGTTCATTTTTAGAGGTCATATAATATAATAGTATTAATTAACTATTAAATTTAAACAAATAAACAATTTTAATGTTTTAATAATTCAACTTTTTTTAATTTCTTATTAGAAAAAAGTGATGGTAAGTCTTTATCGTTTTCACCAACATTAATATTTAACTCTTCGTGTGATTGTGAGCTGTTTTTATATGATTCAATTTCATTTTTAACTTCGGTGTTTATCTCGTTTTTTTCTAGATTCTCGTTTTTTTCTAGATTCTCGTTTTTTTTAACATTGTTATCAATGATAATTTTAAATTTAGGAAGATGTTGTTCCTTAACTGTTGTTAAAAGTGTATTGGTTGATTTTACAATTTTATTAAACTCGGTTTGTGTTTCTGAAATTGTTTTTTGAAGCAATACCATGTTCTCTTCATTTTCTTTAATTTTTTCTTTTAATTTTTTCATATATTCCCTTAATTCTTTGATATTTTTTTCAACAATAATAACATCTTTGGCATCTTTTTTAATGGTTGATTCAATATCAACTTTTTTTTCATTCATTAATTGAATATAATCTGCAAGATTTGAATAATTCATATAACTTATATATCAATAAAATTTTTAAATATTAAATGTATTTTAATTAATTATGCTAAATAAATATATAATAATTATTATATATTTAATATAATGAATCTCGTACCAATTAATACAAATACTAATACTAATACTAATCCATTTGAAAATATTTCATCAAATGAAAATTATTCTGAAACAGAATATTTTTTTCATTCAAATAATATTAATGAAAGTCAAGAAAATATTGCCATTAATGAAATAGAGATTAAATTACAAAACAATATTATTGATAATAATCATATTATCGATTTTTCAAATGAATTTGTTCAAAAACTGTATAATGATTTTTTAATGGAGATAAATGATACGTATAATAATGAGGATTCTTGTATAATATGTCTTGATGTATTTGATAAAAATAATATTATGTTTGATAATGTACATAATATTACAGTTAAAAAAGATTGTAGTTGTAATTATTTTGTTCATATTACGTGTTTAAATGAATGGTTAAAAGAAAGTGAAAAATGTTTAATATGTCCTAAACCTATTGATACTTTATATAACATGTTAAGTAAACAAACAGGTAATATTGACATTGATGATGATTATATAGATGAAAATATGAATGAACCAAATAATTTTCTACGTAATATTGTATCTCATGTAAAAACAGTTATGACATTCATTTTTTATATATTATTTATATTATTCATATTGTATATAATAATAGGTTGATATCTATATTTAATCATCATATACTGTAAATCTCCCTACTTTACGACCGGTTTTTCTTGACTTTTTTTTTGATGATTTTAACATGTTTTTTCTTGTCATATTCATTGATTTTTTAATATTATTACTTTGTGGGTGTAATTTAATAGATATATTTTCGTTTATTGTCGATTTTCTTTTCATATTGCTTTCTAATTTAGAAACACGGTTTTCCAAATTAATTAAATAATTACAAAATTGTTGAATTTGTTGTGAATTCATTATATATTATCTATATATAATAGTATATCATTGAATATCATTGAATATCATTGAATATCATTGAATATCATTGAATATCATTGAATATCATTGAATATCATTGAATATCATTGAATTATTCGATTAATTTGGCTTCTTTAAATTTATAAAGCCATATATTACCATTTTTCCATTTATATGTTTTTGTAAAACCTGTTACACAACGAATTATGCTATAAATATAATGCTCTTCGTCGTTTTCTTGTAATTCATTATCTTTTTTTATATACCAAGCATTTTTATAGATAAAAATGCACATATCTTCTAAAATCCCTATATTGTATTTAATATTTATTTTTCTATTATGGTTATTCCATTTAAATTGTAATGCTAAATTGCGCAAATTTTCATTTATATATTTTTTTTTATGATTTAAAGTACTGTGTCTTGTAATATAATTTCTTTTAATTATATTTGTTTTTTTTTTATAGTTCTGA